AAATTTGAAGACCCCCGCACCGAGCCCTACGACCGCTACTCCCCCAAACTCCCTAACCGCTGCAACGCGCTGCTTCAGGAGTGGGTGGATGTCTTGGCGTTTGCGGCGTTTAAGGTGATTATTAAGAAGTCGGACGCCGGGTTCAACAACACCAAAACCCGCGGCGTGACCACCGGCGAGCGCCTGCTACACTTTGTGGAGAACCCCGCCTACAACGCTAAAAACCGCTACAGCTGCCCGGAAGACATCGAGATGACAATCGATAACATTAAGAAACTTTTACCCATTCAAGAGTAGTTAACCCTTTTTTCACTAGGAGAAGTAACATGGCAAAATTTGGATTCGACCCCACCGAGTTTGAACAGAACGGCAGCGGCGGCGGCAACTTTGAAATCATGCCCGAGGGCGAGTACACGCTGAAGGCGATCGAGGCCGAGCAGAAAGAAACCAAGAAAGGCGACGGGGCGTACTTAGCCGTCACTTTTGAGGTCGTGAAGGGCGAGCACACCGGACGCCGCGTGTGGCAGAACTTCAACGTCCATAACCCGAGCGAGAAAGCGCAGCAGATCGGTCGCGAGCAGGTGTCGGCCTGGAGCCGCGCCGCCGGCAAGCCGAACGCCCAGGACTCCGACGAACTGCTCGAGCGCAGCTTTCAGTGCAAACTCGGGATTGAGAAAGGTACAGGCGGCTACTCGGATAAGAACATTATTAAACTGTTCCTCACCCCGAACGCAACCCCTAGCGACGCCGCCGCGCCCAAGGCCGAAAAGCCTAAACCCGCTCCCGCAGCAGCAGCGACTCCCGCGGGCGATAAAAAGAAGAACCCCTGGGATTAAACCGCCCTCGCGCTCGGTTCTTTTTTACTCAGGCCGCCGGTGCGCCTGTACCCGAAGCCCGGCACTTTTTTCCGTTTTAACAAAAAAGGACTCGACAGATTATGGTAGCGTTGCCCAAACCCGAGACTCAAATAATTGAGAAGATTTACGAGGCCATCGAGCAGCACGAAAAGCAGCCGTTCCGGCTCTCCCGCATCGGGGCTTCGGGGCTCGGCGGGGAATGCCTGAGGGCGGTGTGGTTGGCCTGGCGGGGGTATGCGGAGTCGCAGTTCAGCGGGCGCATGCGTAGGCTGTTCCGCACCGGCCACTTGCAGGAGGAGCGCATTATAGAAGACCTCCGGCGCGCGGGGTTGGAGGTCTGGTCGCACCAAGCCGACGGCGAACAGTTCACCTACACCGACCCCACGGGACACTTTGTCGCCAAGCTCGACGGCGTAGTTAAGAACGTACCGGGTGCCGAGAAAACCCCCCACAACCTTGAAATCAAAACCCACAACAAGAAGAGCTTTGAGGAGCTACAGAAGAAAGGCGTACAAACCGCTAAACCCCTGCACTACACGCAGGTGCAGGCGGGGATGATGCTCTCCGGACTCACCCGCACGCTCTACGTAGCGCTGTGCAAAGACGACGAGCAGTTCTACGTGGAACGGATTAAGCCCGACGAGTACGCCATGGCTACCGTTCAGGCGCAGGTGACGCGGCTGCTCGCCGCCGAACTGATTCCCGCGGGCATAAGCGAAACCGGCAGCTCCTTCCCTTGCCGTTGGTGTGACATGCGTAAAGCGTGTGTAGGTGAAGAGCAGCCCATCAAAACGTGCCGCTCCTGCCTGAACGTGCGGGTGGTGACCGAGGGTGGAGGCTGGGTGTGTTCGCTCACTGAGGAGCCTCTGAGTGCTGCGGCGCAGCTGGCGGCCTGCGGTAGTTATGAGGCTCGCGCGGTGGCCAGGCTATGATCACCCTCGGCGTGGACCCCGGCCTGACGGGAGCGGTGGCGGTGTTGCGCGACGGAGCCGAGCTGCTGAGTTTGTTCGACATGCCCGTCATGCAGTCCGGCGCGGGCGGCAGCCGTGTGCAGAAAATAGTAGACGCTAAGGCGCTGCATGAGCTGCTCAGCGGGTGTTGTTTTTATTTCCGTTTTGAGTACAACAAAGAGCCCGCGGCGGAGCCGGTTTACGCCCTCGTTGAGCGCACGACAGCTATGCCGGGGCAGGGGGTCTCGTCAATGTACAGCATGGGGCACTCGCGCGGGGTGGTGGAGGGCGTGCTGGGCTCGTTCCCTCAGGTTGAAACCAGCCTGGTGCCCGCGGCGGTGTGGAAACGCCACATGGGCTACACCGCAGACAAAGAGCCTATCCGCGCGGAGATGCAGCGGGTGTTCCCCGCCGCGGAGCTCAGGTTAAAGAAACACGCCGACCGCGCGGAGGCATTAGCGATGGCTTTGTATTTATACCGTCAGAAAAAATAATTTTTTAAAACCACTTGCCTTTTCTTAAAATATAAACTAAACTATTTTTGCGTTACATAACTTTATAACTTAGGACTAACATGAAAAACCTGACCCGATACGAAGCCCTCATCAGCGCCCGCGTCTCCGGAATACCCTGTTTAATCGGGGTACTGAGCTACGAGCGCGTTAAGGGTAGCTTTAATTACAACGATGTCTCCGACCTCGACTACAGCGGCTACGTGCAGACGGACTGGGAGCTGCTTGACCGCCGGGGCTACACCGCGCCGTGGCTCGCGCGTAAAGCCACGCCCGAGGAAATCGAAACCGTTATCGCTAACCACTTTCAGGAGTAACCCGAACATGATTCCCGTTGACACTCGCTCCGCCGCACAGCATCGTTTCTGGCGTTACGCGGGGTTTATTTTTAAAACAGTGTTTTCGTGCTCCGGCGCGGTGTTTGCTTATTATTTAATCTACAAGGGGTTCTTATGAGCGCGAAGTGGGAGCAGGCCTACGAGGACTGGGCGCGGCTGTTGGAGTCGGCGCGCGCGGAGGACCTGCTGAGGGACCCGCGGGCGGTGTGGGATGAGGCCTGGAGGCAGGCCGTGATGACCGCGGCGGGGGTCGCAGCAGTCGCGGACAGCGATAAAGTTGTTAAAAAACTTGAGGAGTTACTGAAATGAGCGATGAAATGGTTTTAGCCGCCGAGCACCGGCCTTATGCCCGAGCCTCGGCGACCAATGTGCAGCGGACTTGGAAAAAGCACGGCTGGGTGCCACCCTCTAAAGACCCCGCGGTGGTCGCGAAGTGGGACTACTTTAAAGCGATTGCGCTGCTCTCCGAGCAGGCTTTTGAACGGGACTGCAAACCATGATCAGCCGTCTTGAGGTCGCCGCAATGGTATTGCAGGGCATGTGCGCGGGGGATTGGATATTTGATGTACCCGAGGGCAGCACGTGGGACGACGTTGCTATCCCCCGCGCGTTTGAGCTCGCAGACAAACTAATCGCAGAGGGGGCGAGCGATGAACATTAAAGCCGCGTTGCAAAAAGACATTGAGGAGAAAGAGAAGATTATTGAGAATCTTCAACGCCTGCTCACCGTGAAGATGAACGTCGTGCGCGATGAGAGTCGCGTAGCCCTCGCTGATGAAATTAAACTCGACGCACGCCGTTACGCTTGGTTGCGTAAGCACATGGTGGAGCTCTTTATCACGGGTAGCAAACTGGACAAAGAAATCGATAAAAGGATGAAGAAATGAAACACAAACATGCAGAGTTAATTAAGAAATGGGCAGACGGTGCTGAGATTGAATACTCTTTTGAGGGAAAATACTGGCGTTTTATTGATAATCCAAGCTGGGATGAAAAATATAACTATCGCCTCAAACGCCCCGACTGGCAACGAAAACTGATCGATGCAGCGAAGGAAGGCAAAGAAGTGCAACTTAGGTTTTATGACAGTTGGGAAAAATCGACAGTGAATTACGAGTTGGATGATTATGACTTTGCCGAATTCACAGAAGATTTTTACCGCATCAAGACAGAACCTAAGCCTGACATTGAACTTTTTTACTACGTTTTGGAGGGCGACATCACTAAATGGTATTCCCACGAGGCGCATTTCAAAGTCATCGTTGACGGCGAAACTGGCGAGTACAAAGGCGTGGAGTCATTAAAATGAAAGACTTCTTTAAACGAGAAAAGCAGAAACTTGATACCCACAAAGAAAAGTTGTCGAGTGATTTGGTTAAGCTGTCCTTGGCATACAAGACCTCGGATGGGGGCATCTTTGAAAATGAAACAGATGCAATCAGAAGGCAAGACACGCTAAATAATCGAAAACTTTACGGTGAGTTTTACGATTCTATATATATATGAATCCGCTTGCTAACAATGCTTTGATGGCGTATGACAAGCCATCGAGAGATATTATTTACGGACTACTTGAGCAATGGCATCAATACATTGAATTTAGACTTGAGGTGCTGAAATGAAAAAACGCGGCTCATCAATAGCTGGGTTTGCTGACGCTCCAATAAAGGGTGAGGGGCAAAGCGTGGGTGGTCAGTATGGATTCCCAGAGCATTACAAACCAGTTTCTCCTGAGGTTATTACGACATGGGTAGAGCGAAGGGTACCCCAAGAGTTGGAAGCGGAGTTTCATATATTGATTGATAGCTGGTTGCGCATTAAAGGGTTTAATCCGGAGGATATATGAGCAAGCCAATAACTGCTAAAGAGATGGTGAAAGATATGCTGAAAATGCTAGATGATGTTGTTGCTGATGTTCCGCCAGAAGAACGAGAGGAAGCGAAGGCAAAGATTTTGGGTGCATTTAGTCAACAAATGTTTTCAATGCAAATGAAGGAAAAAGAATGAACGAGCGACTAAAAGAACTTGCTATACGAGCTGATTTTTATGTAAATGATTCGGCAAAGCTAGGTCATGTCTGGTGTAGCGACCAATTGCCAATAGATGAAAACCTTGAGGAATTCGCCAAGTTAGTCAGGCAGGATGAGCGTGAAGAAATCGCTAAATGGTTAAACACAGGTGTTGATTTTAAGGCGCTTGAAAAAGATCCGTTTCTTTTGCAATTTGCTTTTTCTATGATTGCGGGTATTTCAGAAATGATCACAGCAAGGGGTAAGAAATGAACGAGAAAATTAAACAACTTGCTATACGGGCAGGGTTGACATGCACTCAAGACGGCTGGGTGTCTACCCAAAAGAAACACGCAGAGGGTGTGGAAGATGAATACTTGGAACACTTTGCCGCCCTAGTCCGTGACGATGCGCTAGAAGAAGCGGCTAGAGCTATGCAGCCAATGCTGCGAGATATGATAAGCCGAGGAAATGCAGCTGACATTATTAGACAACTAAAGGATAGGCCATGAGTTTTTCGGTAAAAATTGAAACAACAAAAGAGGGAAAGTACAGGGTGCGTGCGGCTCACTCTTTCGCCCCGTCTGTTGAGCGGGTATTCGATACGATGGAGGAGTGTCGTAAGTTTGCGGATGAATGGTTTTCCAAAACGTATTTTGTAGATCCGTTTAGTCATTTAACCTCCCGAAAAAATCACACCATTTAAGGATAAACCATGAAACCATTTGATTTAGAACGTGCAAAAGCTGGTGATCCTGTTTACGACACAGTATTAAGTGAGATTGCTCATTTTGTGGGCGTTGGTATTAACAGCGAACTTGTTATTGAGGCAAGGGGTGCTGTTTGTAAACGATGGGAAGATGAACTCCGCATGGCTCCAAAAAAGCGCACCGTGTGGGTAAATTTGTATGAGAACCAGAATTACTTTTCCATAGCGTACTACACCGAAGAAGAGGCGGACGCTGATAAATGGGACTTCCCCAAACGTCTTGGTGGTAAAGCGCACCCAATCGTGATCGAGGAATAACCATGAAACATCTTTGGAACATTGGGGGTTTTGCGCTTATTTATATTGGCGGATATTCACTAGGCATCGTAGAGTACCTGCTTGTTACGGCTGGCGCATTTTGTTTAATTGTTTATGGGGCATCAATATGACTGACCAAGAACTATTAGAGTATGCGGCTAAGGCGGCAGGTCTTGAAATCAATAAAAGCTTAACAGGAACATTGTTTGTACTTAAAGGTGTGTCGCAATGGTGTGATTGGAATCCACTAATCGACGACGGCGATGCGTTGAGGCTGGCGGTGAAGATGGGCATGGAGGTTTATATAGACACTCACCCAGAAGGTTGCGATTGTACTGAGGTTTGGAGTGTTACTTACGATCAGCCAAAGAAACATGAAAGGTGTGTTAGTCACGGCGATGACCCATGCGCCGCAACCCGCCGAGCAATTGTTATGTGCGCCGCTAGTATTGGTAAGGAGATGATATGACTGACGATGATGTTTTTGTTTGGGTGGCGGCGTTAATTTTATTTGTTAACAATTTCATACTTGGTTGGCTAGTAGTGGATATGTTTTATCTTACGAATAAAACAGGAGAATCAAATGACACCAACAAATAAACTGCGCTGGCTTAACAAGTTTGAAACCGTAGAGCCTTACGAGTGTAGCGGAGGCAAACGCCCAGTTAAAGTGCTTCAACAATGGTGGGTAGCCCCAACCCACGATACTTATTATGTTGACGGCAACTACGGCGAATGGCGTGATGTGGAGGTTGAAAATGAGTAGAGAATTAGTACAAAGAATCACAGATTATTTATCTGGCGGTGGTCTTGTTAATCCTGAATTAGCAAATCATAAAGAAGTGCGTGACCTGTTGATTGATTGCCGTAGCGAACTAGGCAAGCCTGAGCCAGCACCTGAACCTGTCGTTTCATTTCAAGATAGTGAAGAAGGTTTGTGGATTACCCTTGAATTTTACGGAGCTTACTTTTGTGAAAATTTAAGCGAAAGAAAACCCGCTAGGTATTTTATTGACGCTTATAGGAGAAGAAAATGAATAATGAAGTAGCGATCAATCACGCTGGGGCAGTAGCCACTATCAGGTGGTCACGCGATGAATTTCATATAACCAAAGAAAGTAAATTCAACGAAGAACTTGCTAGTACGCTCGAAATAATCCCCTATGGCGAGGCAGTTACCACTCTTGGCGAAGACCGACGCAAATGGATGCACGATAAATTAGACGCATGGATAAATGGAGAACTTGATGAATAAAGAACTATTACAGCAGGCATTAGAATTGTTGGTTGCTTATCGAGACTACACAGGGGATTTTCGTATAGCGAACAAATGCGGATCGACAATCCAAGCACTTGAGGCAGAGTTAGCAAAGCCTGAATTGCCAAGGGTTTTCAGGGAAGTTCCGATTGGCGATAATTATGTCCTGCGCTTTTACCCGTCGGATACAGGCTGGATGTGCGGGATTAGCAATGAGATGATGGATGCGATTGAAGAGTTATCCAAGCCTGAGCAAGAACCTGAACCTAAGTCTATTAAAGCAGAAGACCTTTTAGTTGAGTCCTATTATCCGCGCACAGGTACAAGTGATCGAGGGATAAAAATTACGCACACACCAACAGGCTTAATTGTTTATTGTGAGTCAGAGTACAGTCAGCACGCCAACAAAAAATTAGCTTTGCAAAAGTTAGAAGCAAAGTTAGCCAAGCCTGAGCAAGACTGGGATTTACTTGCAAAAACTCAAGAGTCCCTTCGTGAACATATGGCACGGATTAAAGAGTTGGAAGCACAGCTAGCCAAGCAAAAAGCATTGGACAAGAAAGCCGACAACGCCCGTGATTTGGGGCTGGATTATGAGCCTGAGCAAACGCCTGTGGCGTGGGCAACATTTGATGGCGAAGGTAATTACGATTATAGGAATTACGAGGATAACAAAAATTATCGTGACGAGTTTATTGAGCGCAACGGTACAAAGTATGCTAGTTGGGTAATGCCTCTTTACGCCGCACCACAAAAGTATTGCCCGTCAGAAAACAATGCGACTTACGAAAAAGGTTTTGTTGACGGCATGGCAAAGCAAATGCACTCAAGCGTTGATCGTGCGGTGAATGCGATGGATAAAAAATGCGATGTACATGAGTGCCGCAGGAAGGTACGAGAGGCAGACGATGACGCTAGCCTAGCAGGTGCAATTATTTACAGGAGATAGCAATGCCGTTTAAACAACACCCAACTGACCCAACAAAGGTTATTTACAAAACAAACGAGTATTGTGTACCCAAGCCGTGGGTGGGTCTGACGGATAAAAACATTGAAGAGGTTTATGAAATAACAAGCCAACAAACCCTACGCCCTCAAGATAGGCATATGGTACTCGCTTTTGCTCAGGCAGTTGAAGCTAAACTCAAGGATAAGAACGATGCAACATATACCTGATTTGTACGCTGATGTTGATTTGCAAATGCTTAAAAAGAAAATTCAGGCGATTGAATCAGCAATTACTAATCCTAAGCGTGAATGGGTAGGTCTGACACCTGAGGAAATAGAATCAATAGTTGATGCAAACACAACGGATAGTGGAGGTTTTGATATATGGTGTGATGGTTTTGGTGTTGCCCGCGCAGTTATGGAAAAACTTAAGGAGATGAACAATGGATGAGCAAGAATTGATTAGACGGTCGCAGGTTGCTTGGTATGACAATACGGGCAAATATATTTATGTACCCGTTTATTCTGCAAGTGGGGTTTTGATGCGGGAAATTGCTTTTCGCAAAGAAGACGGAGAATGGGTCGGCAAGTTAATCCACGCAGACATGGTTGAGTTGATTAAATACGCTGAAGCAAATAGGGTGAAGAAAGCATGAACGATTTTCAAAAATCATTTTTAGCACGGGGCACGGGGTCAACACTCTACACACAAAAAGAATTTGATGACCAACTAGCCATAGCCAAGGCCCAGATCATGCAGGTTGCGATCGAAACAACCAAGACGGCGATTGCAATTGAGCGGGGAGAATGTGCCAAGATAGCATCTAATATGGCGTCAGAATGGGCAGATAACCCAGAGGCGCCTATGAGTTTACCGATTGCGCTAGAAGCGTGCGCTGATAAAATTCGCAATCGGTTAATAAAATGAGCGATATTCCAGATTGGTTTTTTGTGGCATATATTGCGTGGTGTGGAATCTTATTGATAATAAAGGGGTGGTTACATGAATGAAGAAGAAGAAGAAGCAGCGTGGGCAGAAATAGAACGTAAACAAAAAATTCAACAAATTAAATTAGGCGATGATTATTACGAAGCCGTTCTAGCCGCCCAATTATTTGTTGAAAATACAAGCGCCAATGAGTTGGCGATCATGACGCTCAGAAAAGCATTTGAGCTCGGTTTTAGGCAAGGACGTATGTAATGTCAGGTTACTCACTATCGCTTGTTAGACGCATTACTAGTAAGCAATACAGACCCTTTACACAGCTCGCTTTAAAAGCCATTGAGCGAAACGTGAGCATTGTTGAAATTGCTACGTATTTAGGCGTTTCACGCACAGCCGTCTACGCTTGGTTTTTGGGTAAGTACGAACCAAGCGAAGACAAGTTTAATAAACTGGAGAAATATCTTGGATCAATGCAAAAAAGAATTTGATGAATGGGTAGCGTTACTTAAAGAACTTAAGCGTGAAGAATTATTGCTAGATCCTTACACCATTTGGTTAGAAGCGTGGCACGTTGCTAATATGGTTAAAAAAAACTAATAGGATTGAGAGCCAATAGCTAATTGTTGGTTAAATTCTTTTTGTTTTTCAGGTGGTAAAGACATGTAGTAATCGTACATGTCTTTGCCGATGCCCCCTGCAGTAAGGGCGGCGCCAGCACCAAAAGTAATTGGATTAGGAACCATCATCAAAGCCCCACCCAATCCGCTTGCATAGTTGCTTACCGCACCAGAGGTATCACCCGCTTGTTGCGCTTGATAACCCTTGTAAATATCGTGACCAGCAAGCGCTCCGCCCAACGGGCCAAGGAATGGTCGGGCTTTAGAAAGTAATTTTGCAATCGGCGACTCTAATGCTGACTCTACACCTGCCGCCGAATGACCGCCCAAACTTTTAAAATTTTTCTCTGACTCAAGCGCCGCACGTTCCAACGGAACAACTTGAGATTCTTTACTATTCATGTGCTCAAGTAATTTTGCTTCAGCTGATTTTTTGGCAGTAGCCGCGCTACTAGCGGCGGTTTTTTGTTCCTGATAAAGATCTTTGAGCATTGCCAATTTTTGTTCTTGGGGAATGCTAGATTCAATAATCTTTTTATAAGCAAGATCAAATTCTGTTTGCATAGGCGCCGGAGCTAATACGCCCATAGGACTTGATGCGGTAATGCCGGGAAACTCCAAAGTAATACCGCCGGGTTTAACCAGCCCTTGCGTTTGTAATGCTTGCAATCCAGATTTACCTGCGGCACCATGCTCGGCAATCTCTTGTGTTCGTGCTTGATAACCCGTTTGATTTGCTCGTCCTGTATTTGGATTAGGCGCCTCGCTACCTTGACCTTGTATCTGACGAGTGTGCTCATCGGGCAAAATAATTTTTTGCGTGACTTCATTTAATGGCGTTTTAGCTTTTATTTTTTCTTCAATATAAGCGTTACGAGCTTTTTCAAGCTCATTCTTTTCCATCAAATGTAACTGAGCGAGGTCGTCCGATTGACGTTTCAAGGCGTCAAATTTTAATTCATAATCCTGCAACCCACCTTGATGTGCGGCTTGATTTTTTAACCACTCATCTCGAGCAATTTGAGCAGGATTTGGTTTAACTTCAGGCGCAACGTAGTCAGGAAAAGATTTAGCAACTGATCTACCAACGCCCGCACCAATGCCAGTAGCTAATATTTTTTCTGCCGTATTAGGTGAGTTATACAGATCTTTAACAATTGAGCCAGTAGGCTTTTGTTCCTTGTTATCGACAGACTGGTATGGTTGCTCAAGCGTGGGCAATTCAAACTTGCCTGTATCTTTATTGACAAACTCAGGCAGTATGCTTGACAACTCGGATTGAACTTCTTGCTCAGCCATGGTTATTCCTTAGTTGCGTAAGGCGAGTGTTTAACTAAATCCGCATACGTGGTATGGAATCGTTTAACAACGTCTTTATATTCGGGCGATGAAAAGAAAGAAGAAGTTGCTGCATTAGGATTTTTTTCAAAATATTGTGCTTGTTTTTCAGCCATTTCGCCCATGTACTTGTTAGTAACTATATTTTTACTACCCAAATACATGATAAAAGAAGCCGGATCTGTTTCTTTAAACCCCGGTTTAGCCATTTGTTGCGCATCAAACGTGGAAATCTGAGGGCCATATATAGACTTGCCCGCTTTCATTACGTCTTGATTTAAAGTGTAAATTAACTGAGCAATATTTCTAGCAACGGCTTGTTTTTCAGGCAACAAATTTAACTTGTTAATAGCTTCACTAACTGGAACCGAAGCGCTTCCCCATGGCGTATTGACGCCGCTTTCCGCCAACTGAAGTAATGCGGTCATCGGCCCTTGATGAACCAATTGACCCACCACGTCTTTATTGTTTTTAACCAGATCAATAAGTTCTCGTGTTTTAACGTCATTCATCGCAACTGTATTTTGGTCATACCCAGCAAGCGTATTATGTTTTTCAACATAAGGGGTCATACGTTTTTCTCGCTCTGCTTTTAATGCTTCAATATCCGCCTCGCCTTGTTTTTTCAATAGATCTTGTTTCGTTGCCAAACTTGATTGCGTATTGTTTGAAGCTAAAACACCTGCGCCGTTTTCTTGTTTAAAAATTCCCGTAGCAATTGCGTTCCTTACTAGCGGGTTGCTCATGTCTAATGGCTGGTCAGGCTTCACCCCCATTGTTTGAGCAACCTGCGCAATGTACGCAGGCGTTGGGTTATTATCTGAGGCAGGTGCCCACTTGCTAATAACGCCAGCGATTGTGTTAATTCCTTGATCGCCATAGGCTTTTAACAAATTGTCGGTAGCTTTTATACCCTCGTCTAATGAACTGAAAGCAACCAATTTGCCATCTTTCATAATAGCGCCGGGGTTATTGTTTCTTAACGGCGCAGGAATATTGCTACTTTGATTGGCGGGTATAACGCCTTGATCTTTTAAAACAGCTTCAAAACCGTTTCCGTATTTAGCCAATTCTTTTGACACGTCAATACCTTGGCTTCTTAATGTCAACAAGTTTTTAATTGTTTCATTTTGCATACCTGCCGCGTTTTTAATTCCTTCAGCTAATTTTGGATCATAACGAGAAATGGCGATCATCAATTCAGGCGTAAATTTATTAACAACGCCAGCTGGTATATTGCCTGACGCAATGGCTTGAGATGCAGTATTTGGGTCAGTGCCCATAATATTTGCAACCATGTCTATTGCTTTATTTTGTTTAGCAACTTCAAACTTCTGCCCCGCTAGCTGAGCACGCATCTGCGCAATAGCGGGGGCGCGGGTTTCTTGTTCTTCCTGCTGTTTACCGACGACGGAGGCGGCGTTGCCGAGCGCCTCGCCAAAGCTCCCCGTGCGCCCCGGCGCGAGGAACGCTCCCGCCACGTTCAGCATATTGGGCTCGTTACGACGCTCAAGCGACTGGAGCGCTTGGTTTAACGCGTCAAAGTATTCTTTCTGGTACTCGGGGTCGGTCGACGCGCCGGGTGCGATGTTAGGTAATGCGCCAGCTGTTGCCATGATTATTATGTACCTCCGATTTGTCCGGTTTGTCCGGTTTGCGCAGCTATAAGCGAACCGAGCGGATCACTAGATGCGTTTGCAGCGTTTAAAGTGGCTTGGCTAGGGTTTCCGTTATTACTACCAAACAAATTCCCAATACTACTCATCAATGTTTGACCTTGCGTTGAGCCCAACAGCGAGCCGATACCGGCGATCTGGGACAAAGGCGCGGATTGGTACGCACCGGGTATCGGTCCCGAATACTGATTCTGCACAGATGTTGGAATCGTGTAGCCGCGCAAAATGTTTGCTTGCGCCGCCGCGGTCTGCAACGGAAACAGTTGCTGGTTCTGCGCAATCTGTTGTTGCTGGCCGCCTAGCGTGGAGAGCGCGTTTACGTCGTTTAAGCCGAGTTGCTGGGTTTGTGCGGCAAGGTTACCACCCGCAATCCCTGCGTTAATCAGGTTCTGTTGCTCTTGCGACGCCATGTTACCCTGAATGTTACCAATGTTCGCCTCGTTTGCTTGTTGCGTGTTGGTCAGCTGACCGAGCGTAGAGCCTGCGCTCAGTTGGTTCTGCGCACCGTAGTTAGCTAATGTACCTGCGGTTTGCCCCAGCTGACCTTGCAACGCCGCTTGCGCCTGCGCTTGGTTCATAGCGTTCTGGTAGCCGGTGTTCAGCGCGTTCGTCTGCGCGGCGGTCGTTTGTTGACCGTACTGACCTAGCGTGTTGGCCAACGCCTGCGCTCCGCGTTGCGAGCCGAACTGCCCCGAACCTACTAACCCCGCGGTGGTTTGCGGGGCTACGTTTTGCATGATGTTCTGCTCGGCCAGATCGCCGATCTGAGAAACCACGTCATTAACGTAAGGGTTCATGTAGTTCTGAACCGTGTTGTAGGTCGGGTTAGCAGCGGAGTTAAGGTAGGGTTGCGCCGCCCCGAGCACGTTTGTGCTCGCGCCCTGCTGGAGGTAAGGTTGCGCCGCACCAACGGCGTTCTGCCCGAGCGCCATGTTTAGCGCCCCCGCTGAGGCTTGTGTAGGGTCGTAGTTGGTGACTTGGCTCAGGTCGCCCTGCGCCGTGCTTAACGTAGGCTGGTAGTTACCGACGTTCTGTTGCGCTAGGCTATACGCCTGATTCTGCATCGGCGTAGCGCCCACGTACTGCGCGTTGCCGCCTGCGGTGCCCGCCTGAGCGAGGTTGTTAAGGTAGTCGGTGTAGAACGCAGGTGCGGTCGTTGACTGCGTTTGCGTGGTGTCAATGCTCGGTAGTGCGCCGCCTTGGGTGAGTGACATGATTATTTCCTTCCTGCGCGGTGAAGCGCCTGTTTCATATATTGGAGGGGCGAGGCTTTGGGGGGTATTTTATCGGTGGGAGCCGCCCGTTTATGCTCCCTCAGTGACTTTCTAAACTCATCCAGCAGGTGCGCGCCGGCATCGCTCGAGCCGTCGCCGAGCTGAGCGACGGTGTCCGCGTCAAACACGAACTCGCCGTCTGCGAGCATCGCTGGAATTTCATCCGACTGCCCAGTACCTTTACCTTTAACATAATGCCCCGTAGCACCCGTGATGAACTCAGGTACGTGTACGTCGCCCCCGTGAGCGTAGCCCGATAACGGCGCGCCGTTGATGAGCGCCAACGCCTGCTGAGTTGCAGACCCGCTCGTGGGCGCGGAGGGTTGTTGCCCGCTAACGGGAATGTTAGGGCTAGGTTTGCCCATCTGCCCGCCCATGAACTGCGTGGGTAGCCCGTTTGACTCCGAGCCGTAAGTGAAGAATGACGACTTGGGCTTACCCGCTAGCATTTGAAACAACTTGGGGTGTACGTCTTGGAGCTGCGCCAAGTCCGTTACGCTCCCACCCGAGGCGGCGTGTACGGTGTTTTCTGGCGCCATCGCTAAGTTGTATCCGATCTGCTGGTACTTGTCCTCGTTCGCAAACGGGTCAGTGTTATTGACTTGTCCTCCCGCTAGTGCTGTGGGCGATAAGTTGCCGGGCAACGCCCCGCCCGCTGACGTGCCACCGCTAGGTACGAGGTTTGATGCTGACGTACCGTTTGTCCCTGAACTTGTCCCAGACTTACCTAAACTAGACAATCCATTGATTAAACCGAGCGCGCCAGAACCGAGCTTTAACCCGTTTGCAATTTCAGCGGCTGATAATCCCGCCCCAGTCGCTGCACCAGCACCAGCCCCCAGAGCACCCAACTCCGTACCCGGTATTAAACTACCACCGGTTACTGGAAAAGCCTCAGCACCCGCCGCCGTACCGCCTAGAGCAGGGGCTAGCGCCGCCGCACCCGCCAATCCTAGCGCCCCTAGCCCAAACAGCTTGGCGTTTGACCAATCCTGCGGGGTCTGTTCGGTAGCGTTCATAGCCGACACGCCCTCGGGCAATGCGCTAGCGTCCATCCACGCCGCGCTACTCGCATCGCGCCCGTTGTTCGTGTTGCCGTAAATGAACTTCTGACCGTTAAGAACCCAAGTGGTCGGTACGCCTTGGTAGCTTGGAGATTTCGGGTCGGGCGTGGCGCCCATGTTTTGCAGGGCGGCGGCTCCGCTCGCCATGGTCGAGTCGCTACCCATCGTGTTAGGTATACCCAGCGCATCGGCGGCGCTTGAGGTCGCTTTGCTGTAGCCGAGGTCTTGCAACACCTTCGTGACGTCACCGCCGTTGTAGGTTTCTTGCGTCTGTTTCAACCAGTCCGCAGTCGGTGCGGAGCCGTAAACTTGTTGGTAGGCGGCGGTCAGGTTATCGGGCGTGAGCGCCTGCTGGGCGTCGTAGGCGCCCGAGTCAGCCGTCGACTGCCCCGTTGTGCTGTCGGTATATGTGTTAGCCCCGCTCGGGTCAAACCCTCGTGATATCGTCATGGCTCTATGCTCATTATGCCGACTAGGCTCTGCGCCCAGTCCTGCCAGTGATTAAAATTCCTCGTGTCAGGTACCGCGGAGTTACCAAAATAACCGATACCCGCTACTGCGGTGCCCCACTCCTGCCATCGGTCCTCGGGCAATACCCCTAACTGATTGCTAGCGAACTGCTCATTGAGTAGCGAGCACCAAGAGTCCCACGAATGCTCACGAGGGTCGTAAACAACCATGTTATGGGTTCCCTGTGCCGCGCACGTCGCGAATTTCGGCGGAGATAAGCACGCTACCCATCTGGTAGTCTCCCCCCACCGTGTTGCTCTCGAACCGTAGCCGAGGCTCGCGGCGTTGCTCGCGCAAGTCAATTTTTAAAGTCGTGGGGTCGAACGGGAACGGTCCCGCCACCACGTCGCTGTCATCGGCGTAGCTACGCCCCGTGACGTATAGGTTCATCGTACCTGTTTGAATGAAGTCCGGCTCCACCCGCTCGATACCCATCCAGTTGTTTTGACCCTGCATGGTTTGCTTGCTCATGTTCGGACCACCCGTCACCCAGCCCAGATTGTTTGTCTCAAAGTAGCTGTCAATTGCGGTTTGGGTGTTTTGGTAGATCTGATCCACCCCTGTCTCGTGTTGCCAGAGAATCGTGTTGCCGCTTGTGTCGACGTCATTTCCTGACCAGATAGGAAACCGAAAGACCTCGGTAAAAGTTCCCGCCGAGCGTCGTGCCCCGAGCGCTTGTCCCGCGTCGTACCATACTTTCTCGCGCACGTTGTAGATAATGGCATCCGTGCACTCGGTGGCGTTACCTTTGGGGTAGAACCACCAGATCTCGCCCCAACGGGGAACCTTGGACACCCACACCTTTTGGCGTTGCGCGTAGTTCAGGTTATCAAAGAAGTAGTTCATGTTCTGCGTATTCGGCACTTCCTGCACAACGCCGTTGTACATGAGGAATCGATCGGTACCGCACCAGTAGAACAACCCGTCGTACTCAATGATGGAGTTGGACGACAGCAATGATGACTGCGTGGATATCTGATCATAGCGCCAATACGTCGTGCTCGTGCCCACCGTCTGGGGCGTGTACGACACGCGGATAAGACTGTCCAGCGACCAAAAAAGACCGGAGGGGGAGGTGGTTCCACCGCGCACGGGGAGACCTTTAACGATCTTGCCCGTCGCCACGTTGTTGGCGTTAGCGTCCGCACCTACCCAGTTCTGGAAGTTACCCGCGGAGGAGTTCTGGATGAGCCCATTATTACCATACACGAACAGGTAGGGGTAAATAATGCAACACCCACCCGACACGTTGATCTGGTTGTCAAACGTCAACGTCTGGGTGCCTGTGGTGCCCGTGTACGCGAGCGAAAGCGTCACGTCGGTGTTACCGCCGGTCACCACGGATTGAGTGACGGTGGTACCCGTAGGGATGCCTGTACCGGTGACGAGTTGACCCGGGTAGACGAGCGCATTCACGCCCGTAATCACACCCGCGGTTGAGCCGTTGGTGAGCGCTACCGATGCCGTAAACTGCCCCACGGGCGATAAAGCGCCGCCGGGGAACGTGCCGTAGAGCACAGGGCTGTTGGTCGTGCTACTGATGTCGCTCAGGTCTTGCGCGGGGTGCGCAACGATCGTGGTCGCCCCGCCGCCGTTTGAGTCGTATCCGATGTCAAACTGCCAGAGGTTGTTGGTGCTCGAAGTGAACCCAGTCATAGTGATTGAGTACGGACCCGAACCCACCCCGCCCTGATTGCTTGTTGACCAGTATTGCAGACCTGCGCTGTACCCCGAGTACACGTAGTTGACGTTGTTGTACGCGCTCATGATCATGCCGCGCGATACTCCCGTGGCGTTCTGGAACACCGCGTTGTAACCACCTATCTTACGCGGACGCCCGCGCTGGAAACGCACCCAAGACCCATCGACATAAGACGGTGCATCGAGCAACGTCCCATCTCGCTGGATCCCCGGCGGCACCTTCAGCGCAAGCACTTGTTTGGTCAAAATACGCCCCCGTTAATACCGTTAACCACCGTCAAACCCGAGCTGTTAAGCGTCATAGCGTTTGCACCCGCCAACGCCCAAGCAACCTGCCCCGAGCCCGGCGAGTACATCCCCGTGGTCGTCCAGCCGCTGAAGTTAAGCGAGGGGTTGGTCGCCGAGCCGGGGTTGATCGTGAGCGTGGTCAGCGAACTCGCCGCCGCGCTCGAGGCGTTGTACACGTTCGTGCCGTCGCAAATAATAGCGAGGGTTTGCCCTTGTGGTACGCTCACCGTGGTGCCCGTGCTGGAGGACGTCTTAAAGGTGAGCGAGTAAGACCCGCTCGTTGAGTTCTGCACGTAATAGATCTGTACGGTGGAGGGCAACACCACGATCTGGTTTGAGGTTAGCGTTCCCGTGTACGCCTGAACGACGTTAGCGTACTGCGTGGCGGACAACGTCAACGTACCGCCCGTGACGCCAATTACCAGCTGGGTGTAGATAAAGTTGTTGTTTCGCCCATAAGCGAAGGTGTACCAGCCGTTAACGCCGTTGGAGACGATCACCAACGACTCGGTCGGGTTCAGTTGCTTGTTTGAGTTCCCGTCAATCGTGTCGGTGCCCGCGGGGGTTAACGTCAACGTCCCCGTGCCACCGTTACGCACCGCTATATACCAGCCGTTGCCGACGCTAGATGCCGCGCTGGAGGGGAGCGTAATTGACCCCGCACCGCCCGTCCAGACTAAGAACTGTGACTGATAAGAGGCGGTGAGCGTGGTGCTGGAGGCGATCGTACCCTCAGAGAACACCGTGTTCAACGTGTTGCTGACTGCCTGCAAGCCGTACCCCGCCAACCCCGCCGCGGTTCCCGTTGAACCCGTGGTGTTGAAGGAAATCGTTGACCACACCCCGTTCACCGTCGAGTTGTCGGTGAGGAACACGTACTGCGCAATCGTTGAGTTAATAACGATAATCGTGTTGCCCGAGTTATCGGTCACGGTGAACGCAAGCGTGCCTACGTTCTCAACGAGCACCGCCTGCCCCGTGGACACCTGATTAGCGGGGGGTAGTTGCAGTTGCAAACCGGAAGCCGTCGCCGTTACCTGCATAATTGCGGCAACGACAGGCGTGGAAGTCGTGTACGAGCTGTTGATTGGCCACTGGAGCGAGGTGTTAGCGGTGATCGTCAGCGCCTCGTAACCGACGGTGCTCGGCGAAATCGTTTGGCCAGTCAGCGGATTTACATAGTTGGTCATGTTCTCGTTACCTTTAGGAGTCTATCGCCACCGCCGAGCGGTCACCAGTGCGCGCCACGTCCTCGGCTTTTAACGCCTGCATGGCGGTGTCGTACTTCTGCTGAAATAGCTGCAGTCTTGCGTCATTGGTGATGTAGATAGAGGCTTGCAAAAGGGTGCCAAACAGCATAGCGTTCGGTGCGTTGTTGGTGAGCCAGTTCGTCTGGTTCGTTGAGGACAGCGGTTGAAGCCGCTGATAGACGAGCACCTCGAACTGGTAGGCGGCGTCGGGTATTGGCGACACGTACCAGTTATCGTAGTCATAATCGCCGTAGTAAAGCGGTAGCCCCGAGGAGCTTTGGGCGTTATAATTGGTCAGGTATTCGTATTTACGCAATAGCACGGGTTTTCTATCCCCCGTGGAGTCAATTACGCTCATTGAAACCGTTTTGCGCCAACGCGCGGGCTTTGGAATCACGGGGTTGCCCGTTTGCATATTACCCTGCGCTACCTCAATCTGACCGAGCGTCTTGATCTGCTGAGCGATCTCAAACTCTGCGAGCGTGATAAAGGTAGGGATCTGATTCACCACCGAGGCGTCACTACGCTCTAGGTACTGCTCAACGGCAGTCACTAGGGTATCGTACGTCAGGGCGAAGGATGAGGTCATGTCTGTAATCCCAAATGAGAAGGCTTCCGTTTGTCACAAACAGACACCCCTATATTTTAACTTATTCTCGCATTTTTAAAGCATTTTCTTTAGCCGTATCTACTCGAGCAAGCCAGCCTTTACCAAACGTCGGAAAGGTCGGTAGGGACTCATAAAATTTAACCTTTTCGTCCGAAAATTTAAAAATGATTACGTCAACGGGGAAGTTTGAAACCGCGCCGAGCGTATTTTTACCTACCTGTCCATCCACCGCCGCATCCACACAACTTTGCAAAGTCTTAACAGCGCGGCCAACCCCAGCATTAACAGCAAAGTCAAATACAAGATAGTCCACACCGTCCGGCAACAGGTCACAATCACACGCATCCCAATACTTCCTTTTGTAAAGCGGGGTCACGTCTTCAATGGACAGGTTCCGCATCTCTTTCTCGCTAGACACCCGCCCTACCCACGACTCCCAGACCGACTGGGTAACGCCGTGGTTAGTCCGTCCGCCTGAGTCCTTCGGGTCATCGCTGTACCCGCCCTCAGATTGGAGAACAAAGCTCAACGATTTTTGCCAGTTGTCGATCATTTAGAGGCAACCCCTTTGGCTTTGTCATAAGAGCGCATACCTGCGAGTCCCAACATACCCATCAGCACTTGCATGGTGATCGTGGTGTCAATTACTGGGAACGCGCTGGTGTAGCCTAGCATAGTGGCCGTGAACCGTGCGACGGGTTCGATGAAAGACGAGTAAAGCAATCCGAGCCCACACACCCAACCGATAGCGGGGCGCCAGCCGGAGACGAAGACGGAACTTGATGACGCCTCGACCTTGTTAATGTCCAGTTGCCCAGTAATCTGCGCCAGCTCGCCCGACATCTGCATCTTGGTCAGCTCTAGGTTGGCTTGCGCCGCCTGCGCTGGGTCAGGGAATAAACGGGTGATCAGTTGCGAGCCTACCGTGACGATTGCGGTAATCGGATCCATGTCATTTATCCTGTTTAGAGTCGAGTTTGTCGGAGAGTCGCTCGATCATGGCTTCAATTCTGTCGAACCGTTTGTCCATGTCGGTTTTAAGCAACTCCAGCTCGGTCTTTTTAACGTACCGCTCGGAGATGCTCAATTCCAGATGACTGATGTCCTCTTTGAGCTTTTGTACGGCTTCCCATAGCTGACGAGCAAACCATCCAATAACGGATAAGAGCGCACCGAGACCTATGTTGATGATTTGCTGCCAGTCTTCCATGATTACCCCTCTACCGCAGGAGGTACAGGGTCAACAGGAGCATCTTCCACTTGTGTTTCCACAGGAGCAGGAGCAGGTTCCACAGGAGCCACAGCGGAAGCAACGGTAGCAGGAGTAAAAGTAGGAGCAACTTCAACATAGCTAGTCTCCGGCGGCGCTACCACGGGGGCGCTAGGTGGTTGGTACTTGCTGTAAAGCCAGTCGATGAACTCGTGGATTTCGGCTTTCGCCTCGGTTTCGTAGTTATCCAGATGTGCGCGGATTTCATTCAGGAATTGCATCTTGTGGCTCCTTAGGTGGTTGTTCAACGGTTTTTGCCGCTTCAGATTGAATAGAATTGATTAATTGAGCCACTTCAGCGTAAGGTTTCGTACCGAGATAGCCAAGGACAGCGTTGATAAGTTCAAGAGAGATATTCAAGAGAGGCTCCGGAAGGGGTTAATATAAATGGCTACAAATTTTTTACCAAGGATACTGTCACCCATGAGCTTGTACCCAAGGTTTACTTCTACATAACGGGTTGGGGTGAAATAAAACTCCGCCTTCCAGTTCCAGCCGATTTCGCCACGGGGGTTGGTGACTTTGTAAAACAAGTTGCAGGGCTTACCACTTCTCCACAGTGGGTCGTCACTCAGGGTTGGTAGGTAACTAAATCCCCAGTCAGCGCCGAATCCATACGCCGCATTTCTCCACAACCACACCACCCTGCACAAATAACGTAGCCATGCGCTGTTGTCGTAGTCGGTCTGAGTCTTGCCTGTCTTAGGCCAGCCTTGATAATCCCCGTACCAGAATTCATCAGCGGGTGTGTCGGGTGTCTGCCAGATACGGAAAGCGGGAATCAGAAATGCCCGTGGTGTACCGGGTAACAAAGAAGGTTGCCCCGTGATTGAATACTCTTCGGCATAGACAATAAACAACGCCAAAAACGGAGCCAGCGGGAAAGCCAGCACCGTCAAAAAAGCAAGTGCTATGGCTTTAGGTATCCAGAGGAGGACAGATTTAAGCATTGTAAGTGCCTGACGAAGTAAAGGTATGGATAGTGTAGCCGCCCGAAGATGTTACTGTTCCGCCCGTGCCACGTTGTGAGCCAGCGTAACTGATGATTACAATACCTGAACCGCCATTACCGCCATTTGGGTATGATCCAGAGTTTGCGCCACCACCACCACCGCCGCCACCTAAATTTGCAGTTCCATTTGAACTTGCCGCAGTAGCCGATCCGCCAGCTCCTCCGCCCCCTGCACCGCCAGCCCCAGCATAAGCCTGAGAAGAGTTTGTACCGCCACCACCACCACCTGCGTAAGTTACAGATGCGCCAGAGATAGAATATGACGCACCCGCACCACCAACCCCCGCCTGTGGCGCGCTTGAAGCATTTCCACCAACAGCACTTGCTCCGCCACCGCCGCCACCTTGATTGTTTGTTGCAGCAGTTCCACTTCCCCCGGCATTACCTTGGCCTACAGTTCCAGATGCACCGCTGGTATTGTTATAACTTCCGCCACCACCAGACCCACCAGAAACGCTATTGTATCCACCAGTTGAGCCACCGCCGCCTCCGATTGCCGTTGCCAAACCACTTATACTGGAATTTGAGCCATTTGCGCCGGAAGCTGCTTGAGTTGCGTTGCCAGCCCCACCTGACCCAATTGTAATGGTGTACGCTGTACCAGAAGATAGGCTAATAGATGAACTTAATACCCCTCCCGCACCACCACCTCCTCCATCAACACTACCACCACCACCTCCACCAGCAACAACAAGGTAATTAACCGAATACCCAGCAGGTTGTGAAAATTGAAGCCATGAGGACGTAGTTGTGTCGTACCATTCTGGGTTAGCTGTAGTAGAGTTCATTCTGACCATGCCCTGAGCTGGTGTCGCAGGTCTTTGCGCCGTAGTACCCACGGGCAATTTCAAATAGTCTGTACCCTGTACGTCAAGAGCCATGATATGTTTCCTTTAAACAGTTACTGCGTCCCACGCTTTCGTGGTTTCATTCCATACATAAGGCTTGCCGTCTGTCGGCATTGCTACTGGCGGGTTCCACAAACAAGTCGTGTCGTCCAATGTCCAGCTTGGGAATGGTTGTGGCGCATAAAAAGCGTCTTTGGTAGCGTCGTAGTGGTAGCCTACACCTGCGTAATTTTTCCTTAATGGAGTGCCGCCTGTCTTGTGTACGCCGCCGTGAGTATTATATGAAGTTTGGATCCACTCGCCGGGGCTAGTGTCCACGAATGTTTTGAAAAAATCCTCTTCGGCTACGATCACGCTAGTGACTACGCCGTTTACAACTTTTGCGAAGTGCATATCAAATACTCCTTAATGTTTACGCAGTGTATGTACCGCTTGATGTAAATGTATGAATGTAGTAACCACCTGATGTTGTTACCGTACCGCCTGATCCGCGCTGTGTAGCTGATGCGTAGCTGATAATGACGATACCTGAACCACCTGAACCGGATGTTAATGAGCCACCTGTACCACCACCTGTACCGCCACCACCACCGCCTGTATTGGCTGTACCTGCAACACCATTTGCATTTGATGCACCGCCAGAACCGCCACCCCCTGACCCACCAGTACCAGCAGTTGTTGCAGAAGAAGAAGCACCTGCACCACCACCGCCGCCATAAGTAACTGCCGATCCAGATATTGATGAGGAAGTTCCTGCGCCGCCCACACCATTTACACCAGATGAACCAGCGCCGCCTACGGCACTTGCACCGCCACCACCGCCTGCTGTACCAGTACCAGAACCGCCAGCACCACCAGCGTAACCCTGCCCAGACGTACCAGCACCACCAGTAGAACTTGCGCCTCCGCCACCACCAGAACCACCTGCACCGCCAGCTAAACCGTTGCTATTGCCGTAACCACCGCCTAATGCTGTAACGATAGAAGAAATAGATGAGCTATTTCCCACGTTGCCCGGAGCATTTGTGCTACCGCTAACACCAGCCCCCCCGCTACCCACTGTAATGGTATACGCTGCACCAGAAGTTACCGCAGTTGAAGAGGCTAGTACCCCACCAGCGCCCCCACCACCAGCACCTACGTTACTGTTTCCCGCTTGGTTTGCCCCAGACCCGCCGCCAGCAACTACAAGATAATTGATTGTATAAAGAGTTGAGGTGATAGCTTGCCACTGCGAGCCTGTCCAGCTTTCCAATTGCCCAAGCGTCGTATTCCACCCTAACTGTCCATTCTGAGGGCTGGAGGGTCTACCTGATGTTGTCCATTGCGCTGGGGCTACGCCTGTGGTGCCGCCTATGTAACTAGTCATAAATATTCCTTAATATGATCCGTCGGTTGCTTTCCAAGCCGACCCGTTGTAATACTCTAACTTTACGGTTGTTGTATTAAAACGAAGTTGCCCCGTTGTTGGAGTAGAAGGTTGTTGTGCGGTCGTACCAGCAGGTAAATATGCCCCGCCCGTAGCGCTATCTTCAGCTACAAGCACACCCGTCACCGCAGGGACGGTCAACGTAAAATTACTCGCAGTCGATGCCGCAGTAACCGTAATCGTGCCACCGCCTGTAGATACTAACCCTACGTTGCCAGCCATAATTTATCCTTAATTCTGAATCCAAGCAGTGCCGTTCCAATACTCAAGTTTAACTAGATCACTATTGAATCTGACTTGTCCTGTAGTTGGGCTTGAAGGGCGCTGAGCTGTAGTACCAACAGGCAAATAAGCACCGCCCGTACTCGCATCACCACTCAACGCCACACCTTTAATTGCAGGAACGGTCATTGTAAAGTTTGACGCAGTAACGGCTGGGAATAACTCAACCGTACCTAAGCCCGTGGATTTAAGCCGCCAGCCCATCAGATAATCGCCCAGACACTGTTTGCAGGGATTGTTACCGTTGCTCCTGAAGCGATGGCAATTGGTCCCGTACTCATTGCGTTCTGACCACTCGGTATCGTGTAGCTTGTGGTAACGGTTTGTCCGTTATTCACAAACACCTGATCCGTACCGCCGCCCGTGGCGCCACCGCTGATGCTATAAATGCTCGTACCGTCGGTGATGTAGAGCTTTTTATCAGCGACGTTGACCGCAATCTCACCGACCGCAAGGTTTGCCGTCGTCGGTACGTTGCCCGACGTCGTGCTGTGGTAGTTGATAAGAGGCGTAAATCCCGTTTGTGCCATGACGCGTCCTTAAACGATTACCCAAACCGACGTGGCGGGAACAGTCACCGTTACCCCACTGTTCACGGTAATGGGTCCTGCGCTTACTGCATTATTTCCCGCTGTAATCGTATAGTTAGCACTGATTACACTTGCATTTTCATACAAACCAAGCGTCGTAATATTGCCGCTCGATGGTGTAGAGCTAACCCACCCAGTACCGTTGGACGTTAGTACGTTTCCGCTAGTACCGGGCGAAGTTAAGCCTGTACCACCACCTGCGGGTTGTAACACCCCAGATGAGCTTACATTCTCAGCAAGAATGGACAGGTTACGGTTGATTGTCATTATGCAGGAATCTCAGCCCAGATCAATGAACCGTCGAACGAACCAGCGGTCGTTGCAACAGTATTACCCCAAGCCAAATAAGTACCGGGAGAAACAATGATTGCGCCTTTCAATTCCTCAGACAGAGCCTGCACGTTGGTTACAGCAGTAGCAGCAGTCAAACCAATTGAAACGCTTGGCGCAACGAAAGTTGAAGCCAAAGCTGCTGTGTTTGCCGTGTTAACCATTGCATAAGCGGCAGAGCCCGTACTGGCTTGCGAGTACATATTGCGAGCCTGAGTCTGTGTGCCTGTAACAGCAACACCGCCTTGGTTAACCTGCCAAAAGCCCCAGTCCGTTGCAACAGCGGCAGTACCAGTAGTACGGATACCGAGTTTTGCAAACAGGATAACAATATCAACACCCGATGTGGCTGGGTTGTAAATACCGATAGCTGGCGAACCAGCGGCAGCACCAATAAAGGCGGCAGGGGTTGCGGCAGTGAAACCGACTGAAAACACCTTACCTGCTTTGATAAGCGAGTAGTAGTTAGGTGCTAGTTCTGAAACAAATGCTTCACCGAAAGTACCACCGGGGTTGTTAGGTGTACCAGCGGTTTGACGAGCTGAAGGCAATGAGCCTACTTGGTTCTGGATAATCATAATTGATCCTTTAGTTAGTCATGTTAATAAGGGTTGAAGCAGGGTTAAGATAGTCCGCTAACATCGTGTCAGGCTCGTCAGCGGTAGAACGGAAGCCTGCTAATAGTTGTTCTTCGTATACATAATGGGTCAGTACACGAAGAACGCCTAAAATCTGAGAAAGTAAATCTTCAATCGACTGTTGTGACGGTGTAGCAGGAGCGCCCCGCATTAACACAGCACCGAACATATCTGTTTGTAAACGACGAGCCGCACCCGTGTTATCTGTACCGCCTATCATCACAGGGTTGACGGAAGATAGGGTAGAAGTAATTGGGTTAGTTGATGCCGTTGTAGACGTGTAAGTGACGTTATAAGTACCGACCTGATAACCGACTGGTAACTGACCCACAACCTGCGCATTACCGTTGGTATCAGTTTGAACCCGACGAACCACGCCGTTATAGTCTGCTCCAGCAACAGATACAGGGTTGCCTGAAGCCGCCGTACCAGCCGCAATGTTACCTAGTGCGGTCATGGTAGACGTACCCGCCGACAGCATATATGAAGCAAAAGGCGTTTGTCTAAAATAAACAATTACCGATGTTTGCGTAGCCGCCGTAAACCGCATAAACCGAGCGGCAACAGGGAAAGCATAAATTAACTGTGCCGTGGCGGTCGTACTGGCACTCAATGCCGCCGACGTACCTGTTAACACCGTACCCAAAACAGGCTGGAAGTTAACACCATCATTAGAATGAGCAACAGTAATTGCCACCGCCGCTGTCTGTTGAAAAATAACGGTTTGATAACCCGTTGTATCAATCGTTTGGGGGCTGTTAACGCCTAAATACAACGTAGCGGCTGGCGGCGCGTCGGATGGAATAGCGGCATTGTTGGCGTCTAACTTAGGCGGATTAAGTGTACGGGTGTTAATTGCCAAACCCGTGCCATCGGTGACAACCTGTTCAAGAATATTGATACCAGCAAAGTCACCGTTTGGGTCACCAGCAATAGACACGCTAATTGGTGCGTCAGTAGATTGCGCACCCTGAAGCGTTTGATCTAGGGTTGGTAAGGGGTTGGTTGTACCCGCTTGTTGCGTGGTGCCGCCGTTATTAAATCCAACAACATCACTTGCCGCAGGCGCAGCTTGTCCATTAGTGCCTGTGCTTACCGTTACGTTAGGTCCAAGATAAGACATTATGAGGACTCCGAAGCCGAAAGTGTTACATCCACAGCACCAGTAGAGGTCACCGCCACGACATAGTTGTAGAGCACGTTAATCTTTGCCGATTGAACAAAGTCCAACGTGTTACCCGCCTGTATCTGTACGTTGTAAACGATATAAGTAGTCACCGTTGCCCCCGCATTAGCAAGGGTCACTGACACGTTAACCGTTGATGCCGTTTTATTGCAGATCAACCCGCCCGTGATAGTCGCCTGCACACCGGCGGTCGTCGGGTTATACACCGTTGTTGTCGATGTTACGTTTGAGGCTTGAGCAACAACAAAGTTAATTCCCATTTACATTACCATCCCTAAATAATACGCAATCTTGGCCACTGAAGTTGCGGCACCCGAAGGACCAAACGGGATGTTTAAATCGCTTCCCGTGAAAGTGAAAGTTGAAGATGCACCCAGCGCACCGCTGTTATTATATTGGACTTGCGTGTTAGAACCAGCGGCTGTACCCACTGCCGTAGTGGTAAATGCGATAAATGTCAGTATGTCACCTGCGTTCGCCGCAGTAGCCAAGACCACCGTTGTGCCAGTGCTTGCCGTGTAATCGACCGCCTCTAAAAGAACACCGTTCAGATACACTTGAATGTACGGTGCGGTATAGCTTACGGTAAACGTCGTTTGCGCGGCAGTAGCGGTTTGCGTAGTTCTTGTGTACGCATTGGTAGCCCCGCTAGAAACCGTTGTCCAAGTAGGAGGTGCAGATGATCCTGCTGTGGTGAGAACCTGCCCGCTCGTGCCGTAAGAGCCGTTAACTGCAATAGCGCCTGAAGAATTGACTGTGACCGCATCCGTTGCAGAACTGTTAACCACAAAGTGAATTGAATTCGCCGTCGTTGTACCGATCGCTAAATCGGTACTTGTTGAGGTCAAATATACGTTGTTTGCACCATTTAACGACCCAGTACCACTAAATGCACTGGAGTTCATCCCATAGTCGCCGTAATACGTCGATGCCGTACCCAAGTTGTTACTGACAACAAAGTCGGTCGAGGCAGATGTTCCGTTGCTTGTATTCTGTAAAATTATCTGACTGTACGAGTTAACAGCCGACGTATACGATGCGAAAATATTTGTATCAGAATAAGACAACGTACCGTAGTTAAAAGCACCAGAGGCAGCCGCACCCGTTATGGTTGCAGTCGCGGCATAGTATGGCGAAGAAAGTATATTATTGGTTGAGTTGTAGTTAAACCCAGAATACGATGCTAATGCGCCTGTGCCATTACCGTAAGGAATATATCCAGCGGTAAGCGATGTTAAGCCTGTACCGCCGTTACTAACCACCAACGTGCCACCAAGCGTAATTGCGCCTGTGGTAGCCGTTGCAGGTGTTAATCCCGTTGTGCCGGCAGAGAAAGTTGTGACACCCCCTGCCGAGCCACTAGAAGCCGCTGTGATGCGCCCTTGAGCATCAACCGTGATATTGGTATTGGTGTACGAGCCAGCCGTTACAGTCGTGTTTGCCAACGCTATCGTGACCCCAGCGGAGCCGTTATAACTTGTGCCTGATAATCCGGTACTAATCGTCAATGCATTTAGATTTGAACCGAGCGACACACCGGAAATCGTTGAATTGGCAAGCCCAGCGTTCGGGATGGTCAACGACGCGGTAGCGTTGCCCGAACCGTTGGCGTACATGTAGCCCGTCAGCCCCGTCACCGCTAAGTTGGTGGTGGTCAGGTTGGTGAACGACTCGGAGGATGAGCCGGGGACTTTCTCCCAGACCCCGCCCGTAAAGATCGCCCAATCCCCGACGTTCCAGCCGCTAACGCCGTTCAGTGTCGTGTTGCCAGCAACAGATACCACATAATAGTAGCTCTGGGTGCCTACCGAAGAAGTAAGCGTCGGCGTATTCGTCGATGCGTTCCATGTGCCTTGGTAGGTCGGTGCATTGATCGGCTGTGTGCTGACAGAGGTCAACTGTCCCTGCGCGTTCACCGTAATAACGGGAATGACGGAAGACGAACCGTAAGTATTCGCCGACACGCCTGTGTTGGAGATAGCGATGGTGACGGGTGACGAGCCATTAAAGCTCGTACCTGACAAACCTGTGCCAATCGTTAGCGCGTTTGTTGTACTGGCCGTGACCGTAGTCGACCCGCCTAAACTCACCGCGTTGCCGTTAATCGTAATCGAAGAGTTAGCCAGCTGTGCGTTGGTGACGGTGCCGGACAGCGCCGTGGTAGGTACGGTCAGGGATGCGGTCATTGCGCCCGTACCATTACCGTAAACGTAACCCGTGAGCGTCGCCGCCCCTGTGCCACCGTTCGCTACGTTAAGGATACCCGCGAGCGTCACCGCTCCCGTCGTCGCCGTTGAAGGGGTAAAGCCAGTCGTACCCGCGGAGAATGAAGTCACACCGCCCGTGGAGTTTGCCCATGCCGGAACGCCGCCCACCACCGTCAGCACCTGATTGGTGGAACCGATTGGTAGGCGCGCGGCGACTCCCGCCGACTGCTCATAAACCAAGTCACCCGTGGTCGTTAAGGGTGTAATCGCATTGTAGGCACCCGCGGCAGTAGTAGCTCCTGTACCGCCTGAAGCCACCCCGAGCGTGCCTGCGAGCGTTACTGCGCCCGTTGTACTAGAGCTCGGAGTCAACCCAGACAATGAAGTCTGAAAGGAACTCACGCCCGCGGCAGTAGCACTAGTCGGGAACGATTGCCAAGTGCCGCTAGCAAACCCCTCGAACAGGTTCGTAGTGGTGTTAAAACGGATCTCTCCGCTCGTTCCTGCGTCCCGCTGAGCTGTGGTACCCGAAGGCAAGAGCATTGAGGCGGTGCCGGGGATAACGGGGTTTGAAGCCAACCCGATAGTAGGCGTGCCCGCTCCGTTACCGTTGGTAATAGAAATTTGGCTACTGACCCCAGTAATGGTCACGGGGCTGAGCGTGGTGCCGTTTAATGCCAAAAGACCGATACCCGACGCATTGGCGAGCGCAAGTGGCAATCCGGTGAGTGTAAACGTGGGGTTGCCCGCCACACCGCTACCGTTGGTGACCGAAAGCCCGTTACCGCTAGTGGAGAGCGTCACCGCGCCGATCGTGTTGGCGGCGGTCTTGGCGACAATACCGTACCCAGCGGTTTCTAACGACCCGCTCGTGCCGTTCAGCTGTATGGTGTAAGCGCCCTGCGCCCCGCCATCGGTGATGCCGATGCCCACACCCGTTGAAAAATACCGACTGTTCGGTAATCCCGTTTGCTGACCGACTGTTAAAAATGTTTGAGTGAGCGAAGGGCTCTGGGTAATAGCGGAAACAGTCGTCTGCACCGTCAGTCCGTTCTGGACGACAGGTACCAGCTCAGAGCCAGTTATGGTCTGAGCGGTGGGCAGGGAGCTGATACGTATATTAGCCATGAGGGTCTAGGGTGATAAGTTGTCAAGGTTGCCGTCAAGATCGTCCTGAGCCGTTTCGGGCGCAATCCCGAACTCGCCCTCAGTGGTATGCTGGGGTGTTTGGTTCGGGTCAAGCGCCACGTTCGGGTCAGTCGTCAAAGCATCATCCTGTTGAGAAACATCCGCATCGGGTCTAGGGAATCGAATTGTAATCTTTTCAGGTTGCCTTGCCGGCAATCTATAGGGGTCCCACTGGTCACTGCAACTTTCACTACAGACCTTAATCGCGGGGATATTCCCGTCGGGTCTCATATCGCTATACGGTCTCTTCATATGGCAACGGTCGCATATGAATACGCTCAGTGTGCTGTTGCCCGTGGTGTCAAGAAACCTAGACATAATTTTAACTCATTTACCGCGTGTAATAAGAAATATTTGGCGCAAACATGATCGGAGACTTGTCTCGGTTTTCCTCTTGCGCCATGTGGTAGTGTTTTTCCCACTGCGCCTCGCAGTACGCAATCCGCGCGGGGTCAACCTGAGGTAACTCGCACGCCATCTGGTGCGCCAAGCCCCACTGAATCGCCATGTAAAAGTATTGCGGTATCTCCAGCTGGCCGCTCAAATCGCCCACGTCCTGAATGTAGCGACTCAGCCAGAGCTCGATCTGCGGGCTGATGTTGTTCGGCACAGGCCAGACCTGCATGTTCGGTTGTGAAATCGTACGGTTTAACCAGTATTGCAACGGGCGCAATGCGGTGAACGAGCGGTTGGGCAGGTTGGAGTAATCGTCACGGTTCATGCGCGCCATGGGGATAGCGATCGGCATCGTGCCGAACACCACCTGATAAAACCCCATGCTCACTCCCGACACCTGCTGTATGCGCCAAAAACCCGCTGTAGCCGAGGGGTCTAAGTCGTAATAAATCCAAGTGCCCGCAACCCAGCTCACCGCTCCGGGCGCCTCAACCGTCACCCAAGTCGTGTTGTCATACGAATACTGCAGGTTCACCGTCACCGAACCCGTCACGGCGGGTAAGATGCCGATCGTGCTGATATAAACAGGGCTCGAGGAGGACGGAGCGATACCGATCGCCCCCGTGTTTGTTGTCAGTTGGCAGATATTCGTACCCTCTCCGTCAAACGCATTGCTCGTCACGCCGGAGGTACTGTAGTAGTTCGTGCTGACGTTTGTCAGCGTGCGGTAGTTGGCGTTTAAAACGTCAATGGTGCCGACCGGTAGGTAGTATTCGTACTGGTCGGGCGTCAACCCCAGCACGACTTTGTTAATCGCCCAGTAGTTAATGCCCATGTTTGCGGTGCTCGAGAGCAGGTAGTACAGGCTGTCTTTAGCGGACTGAACCTGCTCGACCGTTAACTCCTCGGCGAGCTTACCCGCGCGTCTTGCGCCGTGGTCGATGAGCTGCTGTACCGAGATCGTCGTCGTGCTGACCGTTCCGCTTGTTGACATCTACCACCCCGGGCATTTCCAGCGTTTTAACGAGGCTTTTGCGCGAGGCGCATCGCCGCTTGCGTGCTTGACTACACCGCTCATCCGAGCGCAAAACGATTTCTTACGAGGTCCGCCCTCGGGCTGTGGAGCTTTAAGGTGGCTCCCCGTTGCCGAGTTATACTTCTCTCGTCCTTTCTGGGTTAACCCAGCGCCCTGTTTAGTAGGGAGTTTTTCTCCCTTCTTAACGGAAAGAGAAACATCACCGCCATCTTTAAACTTTTTACCCGTGTCGGCCTGAGCAAAGTCTTTACCCACCTTCTGGGGAATGCCCACTTTCTTGGCAAACGCCTTGGAGTGGGCAACGCCCTCCATCAACCGGTGCTGGGCGGGAGACTTGCTAGGCATGATTAAGTGCCTGACCCAGTTACGTTGTTGTTGTTTTGAATTAGTTTGCCCGTAATAATCACACCCGCCGCAATAGTTCCTGTACTAGTAGACAATTGCCATTGGATGTCGGTTTTTTCGGTGTACAAAAACGGGTCTGCCGAGCGCGATGCCGTATAAATTGAAACAAACGGCTGTTGCAGTACGTTTAGCTTCACGCCTGTCACGTTATTGATCGCCTGCACTTTATAAGTGATAATCGTGCTACCGGTGTAGCTGTTTGAAGTGTTAACTTCAGCCAAGTCCAAGAAAAAGCTATAACCCGCAGGGACGGTATAAACTGTGCTTTGTGACTTACCCACGCCCGCATTTATTTGCGCCAAAATATTGGAAGATTGTTTCAGCGTAATTGTGCCGACGTTCGTGGTTTGGCTAGTACCCGTTGACGTCATCAGCAAGCTGTTTATACGGAAGTAAGAGTTAACAGTCGTCACACCTGTTAAACCGTTCATTGCTAGCGTCTCAGAAATTGGGTTATAGCTTGCGTCCAATCCGCTGATTAAAATTTTTGCAGACGTATCATCCGATGCCGACGTACTCACCAGCGTTAAAGTGCTCGCTGATGTCGGATAAACGTAGGCCGTTGCATTTTCCCAAATAGGAATCGGGGTTGTCGTCACGGACGCTTGGTAACCAAATAAACTCACGACGCTGTGACCCGCAATTTGACCGCGAGACACTTGCAAATCAAACGGCTCGTAAGCCCCACCACGGGTTACTGACGCAACAATGTTATTGCTCATAATCTATCCTTAAAGGTGGGGGTGGCCTGCGCCGCCCCCGTTCCTATTAGTAGTTGCACTTACCGCCGTGTTTCTTGTGGCTGACGTGTCCACCTTTCTTCATTGGATGGCTGTCAATCTTGTCATGACCTGCCGAGAACTTACCGGCTAGTTCATGCATACGCATATGACCGCCTTCAGCCTTGTGCGTGACGTGACCGCCTTTTTTATAACCCGCGGGGTCTTGTTTAATTGAACCCGTACCCGCTTTTTTCGTAGGCATCTTAGGACCACCATGCATTTCGGTGTTCTCATAAGACTTAACCGAGCCGCCCTTGGCGTAGCCTTTGCCCTCAACGCCGCTAGTTTTAGAGGAAATTGATTTGCGCATCTTAGCACCGACGACTTTGGTTTTAGCCTCAGAAGCTACTGTCTCGCGCCCAATCTTTCCGCCTTCGGCTTTGTGGAGCTTGCCGCCGTGTTTGTAGCCCGGACCCTCAATTGAACCACTCCCCCGTTTTGCGTCAGGGCGGGTTGCCTCAAGCCCCCCGAGTAGCCCGCCGAGGGTTGGTTTAGCGATACCGCCTTTCCTCAGCCCGTGGTGCGCTTTAGAGGCTTTTTCGTGTTCGTGATGCTTGAGCTCTTTCTTAATGCCCTTGATCTCACGCTCTTCTTTTGCCACTTTACCGCCTAGAGCCATGTGCTTTTTATGCTCATGGCCGCCACTTTTCATTCTGACCTCATCCGCCGAAGGCTCGGTGGTTTTCATCTTTGGTTCGCGTTTGAAACTCATGATCTACACCCCTTTAGGCTTGTGTGACGCCGAGAGCGCCAAGACGGGTTGCGTTAGGACCCGATGCGATACCGGAAACAAAAATGCCAACCACAAGACGTTTAGTTCCGTCAGCCGCCGAGGACGGTGTGAGCGTACCGCGCACGTCGCCCGTTGAGCTCGTGGCAGGGTTTGTTTGGTCAGCGACCACGGTCGTAGAGGCGTCTTCTGCGAGGGTGTTGTTCCAGCCCACGTTGTCAAGGTAGCCGCGGTCAATAAACCTAATTGGGCAACCCAGAACATCCGAAGTACCAATCGAGACAGTACCACCGACAGCACCCGAGACGGTAGCTGAGCTGACTTGGTAAAACGCTTTTTTACCGTTGATTGTGGTTGACTGCGTGGTGCCGGTGGCAATGACCTCAGACATCGACTGACCGTAGTAGTCAAAGCCGGAAATTGTCACGTTGCGGCTGGTGATCGTACCCGTGCCGATCGTGATGCTGATAGCGCGTGGGCAATCGAGTTGCACGACCGAGGTACCATCAGCGCGAACGACCGATTTGGTGTTGCCGGTTGCGGCTAATGTTGCAGAGCTTGCGGCTGCGTAAGTCGCGGCGGCAGAGACGTTAGAGGTAGATTTAGCTTCAGGCACAACGTCCCAAACGTAAATACGACCGAGCGGACCAACGCCTAAGTCCATATTAGTTGGGTCAAAAATTGCGCTATTGCCCGAGGCGGTAATCGTCGCGCTGGCTGCGGTTTGCGAGTTGGCGACCGTATAAGTCCCTATCCCGCCAGAGCCCGTGCCGAACGCTGTAATGTAAGTCGGGGTTGCGATGTTTGAGCCCGCAACCCATTGACCAACTTGAATCGGGTCACCAGAAAGCAAAGCGGTGACGGTCAACGTGGTTGTAGAGATAGAACCGGTGAAAACCGATTGAACAGGATTGTAGCCAGTACCCATAAAGGTCTGAGCTGTACCTAAATATATATCGTCGCTAAATTGTGGCATTTTAAAACTCCTGTGGCTTGAACCACTCGGGGTTAATCAAAAAAGGGTGGGTCACCCCACCCTCCGGTCTAACTCGCTTAAACGCCCGGTGTGCCGTACATCGCACGCGGGTCAGTCCACGACGGTATATAACGCTCGGTTGCTTTGTAGCGCATGGAGTCGGTTTCAAAGTCGCCTTCCATGGTCTTCTCAAGCGCCCGACGCATTAAGAGCTTCATACCCTCTGGTGCATCGGTCTGAACCCACCAGTTCGTGGCTGAGGTCAGACGGCTGATAACGCTAGCACCCTCAGGCAACAACCCGATTGACTTAACGGGGTTGATGTCGTTGTTAGCGGTGCCAGTGCGCAGAACCGATTTCAGCAGGACTTCGGCTTGGAACACGTTGCCGGGGGCAACGACCAGCTTCAGCGGCTGAAGGCGGATCTTCTTACCGTTGTTGTCCACGGCTTGGCGAACCTGAATCAGCATCTGCTCGAGCGAGGTCTGCGACAGGTTGGCGGAGGTGGCCAATTGGTTGGAGAACGTACCGTTCACGATTGGGTGCGCGGTGTTGGTGAGCGAGACGCCGTCGCCGCCTGTGTAGCTGCTGTTGAACGCGCGGTTCAAGATGTTAGCGCACAGGAGCTCTTTAGTCTCAACCAACGACTGCGCCAAGTGCTTGGCGTAGACCTGACCGATACGGATGTGGTCGCCGTCCTCGACCAACACTTTCGTTAACGCAAATGCCAAACCGAACACTTGGTAAACGTAGCGCTGGAGGAACAGCACGCCGCCCTGCTGGTACGAGACGGGCGAACCGTCAGGTAGCTGGGGAGCCGCGCCAAAGCCGTACAGGACGGGTTCTTCGTGGTAGTTACGGGGGATGCCCATTTGTTCGCGGAAAACGGTAGACCATTCATCCGCACGTTGGTCATAGACGCCGTCAAAACACTCGTTGAGGATTGGCTCAACGATTGAGCGGAAGTCCGTACTTCTCATTGGAGCTGCCATTTGTCATCTCCCCTTAAATAGCGTTAACGGTTGAAATAAACTGTGGCTTGCTGATCTGCACGCGAACGATCACGTACGAGTCACCCCAGTTGTTATCAACTTGTGGACCGATATCAACGATGCGGAACTGACCCGACGAACCCGAACCCACCAGAGTGGATGAAAGGGTCATCTGCGAGAGTCCTGTGGTCGTAGAACCAGCGGTGAAGTTTGACAGGTTGGCTTCGTTACCGATTGCGGTTTGCGCCATCGTGCCGTCGGTCTGGATTTCATACACGATCTGCTGATCGTTGTAGAAATAAGCAATAATCGCAGTGCCGGTCGTGCCCGCAGGCCAATAATTCGACACGCGACGACGACCCGTCGTGTCAGTCCACTCGACGCCCTGAAATGAGCCCGAAACGAGACCGCTGTTGGTGGTGGTGTCAACTACCGGCACAATAACGCCAGCGTTGGGTGAATACTGAACGGCTTGACCCTTCAAAATGTTTGAAGAATAGCCGGAGGTGATGCCGTTAGCGAGCGCCTGAGCACGTTCCAACCCTGTTGGGAAAAATGCTGGACGCAGACCAAAGGGCGCAGAGGTTGCACTCATAGGATGCTCCTAAAAATCGGGTTAAATGAAAATTTTGGTTTCGGCTTTCTTCAAAGCGTCAGGCAAAATCACCAAACCTCGTGATTTTTAAGAACTTAATCTGTAAAACCGACCCGTTTTATGCAAAACGGGCGGGTTTTTCTAAATTTTAATCAATAAAAACAAAAAAGTAAATGGTTTAGTAAAAATCGGGCACCGGAGTACCACTTTCATCAGGAATTCCACCCTCAATGCTAGCGAGTTGGCGACCTTTCACGCGGCTTTGCTCCACCAACTGCTCCTGCTGGATCTTAATCTTCTCAGATTCATCCATCGGTAGCCAGTGGTGGTTCTCGGCCATGATGTCTTGGTAGATGTCCATCGGCATCTTACACAGCAACATCTCGTTGCACATGATTTTGCCTGTGTTTTCACCGTCTTTCACTTTGTACGTCTCGTAGCCCGGCATCTCGGAGGCCTCGACGGGCATGTAGCCCATCTGGAACCGGCGGTGGAGCGGGTCGTACTGGTTGTTAGACGCCAACCAGCACAGGTGAAAGCCGGGAATATCGGGCATATTCGGCAGGATCTGCTGCGTGAACTCGCTACGGCTACGGCGGCGCTCCTTAGTCAGGGGGAAGTTCTCCTCAGGGGAGACGCGGTTAGGGTTTTGGGCGTTGCGCCCTTCGCGGTTTGCACCGGGGTTCTTTTTCAGACGATCATCCATGTTTATTTTCCTTATCCCATTTAACATAATTTTTAATTGCACGAGCCCGAGCTTCGGGGTTATCCCAGACGCCCGCCTCTTTCATTGCCGCTACCCGCTCGGCGCTAATTCTAAACCCACCCCCGCTACCGCCCGAAGCCGTGGCCTCGCGCCCCGAGCTGGTTTGTAGGGACTTCACTTTCTTTTTCTCGGTTTTCTTCATGGATGACTCCGTGCGGTGGGGTAGGTACTTCTGTACGCGGGAGTCGAGCTCTTCCCAATAGTCCTCGGAGGACGGGTCGTAGCCCTCTTCGGTTAGCTTTTTATCGAGCCGCTGAGCGATTTCCGAGTCCAAGTCTTTGGCCTGCGGGTCGTACCACGGGTTTCGCTCCATCCAGTCCGCCGCGTTCTTCTGCACCCGAACGTCAGGCACGTTGACCGCTTGCTTTTGGGGCTGGGACATCTGGCGGGTCGCTTGGTCTTTAATCGACTTCAACGACTCCAGCTTGCGTTGCGACTCGTACATGAGCTCCTGCGCCCGCACGACCGCATCGCCGTCTTGGCTCGTGACCGCCTCGCGCATCTTCATCTTAGCGTACTCGACCTGCACCGCAGTGTCGTCAATCGCTTTGTCAACCCGCGCCAGCTCAGCGCCCGAAGTCCTTTGCTCAAGGCGGGCGAGTTGCTCCGCCATCAACTGGTTTTGCTTTTTAAGCGCATTGATGAGGTGGTTGGACTCCTTCGCCTTCTCGCGGTGGATGCCTTTTTTCAGTCGGCGCTCCTCGCGTCGGGCGGCGCGAATCGCTTCGCGGTCGGGGTCTTCGTCTAGACCGTCGTCGGTCGGCTTAGGCTCAGAGACCTCGCCGCCTTCGGCGAGTTCCTCAACGGGGGCTTCCTCACCCTCGGGGAGCTGAACCAGCGCCGAGCCGTCCTGCTCCTCAGCGATCTGCATTTCCATTTTTTCGGTAGGGTTCATAGGTTATCCTTTTTAAGAGCGCGGTACAGATTGTTGATTTGAGCGCGGAGAAGTTCGTTCTCAGCGGTTAACCTGACGACATGGGAGTTATACCAGTTAACACTATCGAGCAAGGACTCTGACTGCTCTTTGAAATAGGTTTCCCAATCGAACGATCCGTCGGTTTTGAAAAGTCGTTTAGCGGGGGTCATGTTTGGTTCTCCTTAAACGACGAACTGACGCATGTCAAGCACGCGGTCGGCGTTTACTTTGCAAAACAACTCAAAGTCGTTCATGATTTGAAACGCAACGGTGTCTTCGGGGTCATCAGGGTGAGGAACCTCAAAACGATCGCCCGACCAACGCGGCACGCGACAAAAATCACCCACTTGAACCCAAGTACCCTCAGGCCAATCTTGCGCAGTATCACGGTTTTTAAAACACAACGAGCCCATGCTGATTACTTTTGCTACTAGGGACTGCGCTTTTTCGGTTTCCCTCGTTTCATTAACCAGAAGTATCCCACCTTTAGAGGCGCGCTTTACGCTTTTAAGCTGTAAAAGAATTCTTGCGCCAAGCGGGGTAACACCGGGGTCAACGCTTGGGAATGCTTCCTCAAGTGTGGAAAAATCACGTTCAATAGTCATGTACTGCTCCTATGCTGAAACCTTTACGGCTTCGGGTTGAAAAACACTGTCAATGAGTTTGTTAAGATATTTCATTTCTTGCACACCGCGTCGCGCCTCAGACCAAGGTCCCCGAGGACCGCGCAAAGCTAGTTTATTCTTTTCGGATAAAGGTTTTCCTTTTTTGGACAAGCTAACAGATTCGTTCCACTCTGGCGAATGAATCACGTTTTTCTGTCTTTTTGATTTTGCTAAACGCTCGCTTTCAGAATGCGTCCAGCCGCCCTTACGGTGCTCTTCCGATCGTTTTATTTTGGCGACTTCATACAGACGAGAGTTTGATATCTGGCATTGCTTTGCCATCAATACCACAGCGTACCACTGCCTACCCCCGTGCATTCTAGCTAAACAGTTATGCGCAATAAAATGCTCGCGGGCTGTTAGCTCAACGAGATTGGAGGCGTGGTCGGTGCCCCCCATTGACTTCGGCACTATGTGGTGACGCTCTTTATAACCGGCAACAGTTTTGCGCAGTAACGCTTTAACGATTAACTGCTCATAAACTTTGTGATAATTCATTTCTTTCTCCCAAAGAAATTATTTAATATCTAATTTTAAATCTTTTACCAACTCTTAATCTTCTTAATCCCACCCGCTTTACGCAGGTCATGGCTGTGGAGTTTCTTGCCCACGGACTTAGGCACTTCGCCCGCGGCCTCGGCGACCTTCGCCGCCTTTTTACGTTTAACAATCTTCCCGTTGCTCAGCTCAAACTCGTGCTGAGCGCCGTGGGCTTTTTTACCCGCGCGGGCGATTAGCTCGTCGTGCGACCAAGCCTTGCTCGGCGCCACGATCACCTTCCCCGACTTCTCCTTAATTGCGGGCACCTTAACTTTAAGCGTCATCGTCTTTCTCTTTTAGGAGGTCATCAATCATGTCGAGCGCCTCGCCGAGGCCTTGGTACGTGCCCACGAGGCGCTGGTAGCTCTCAATGTTAATGGCGTGACCGTCGGCGAGCGCAAGAGCGATTGCGTTACGGCGCTCCTTTACCAACCCGATCAGGTCACCCAGCGCATTAACGCCCACGAGCCGCCGCCTTACGCATAGGCTTAGGGGTCTGCCCGCCTTTCTTCATCGTGGCGATCTTACCGGCCTCGCCCGCCGCAGGGCGCCGCAACGGGGGCGGTTCGGAGCCCTTAGCGGGTAGGCGGTCGACGCCTTTCTCAGGCATGACTTTGCCGCCCTCGGCGTACTTCTTAACCTTACCGCCTTTCTTCAGGTGGTTGGCTTCGCCCTCGCCGCCCATGGCGATCCGTTTATGCATGTTGATTGCTTCACTCATTTGGTGCTCCTTGCTGTGGTGGTTGGGTTGGTACTTGCTGTTGTTGAGCCATTGCGGCGGCTTGTTCCTGCTGAGCCTGTTGCATCTTAAACTGTTGCTCAAGGGTCAAAGTGTTAACGTCGTGGGTAATATCGGCGGCTTTTTCCTGCTCAGACGCCACGATGTCCATCTCCTTGAACTTAGCGTCCTGAGCGAGCTTAGCGGCGTCGAGTTGCGCGCGTTGATGGTCGTACTGGGTCTTGCGCTGAGTCTCAGCCATTTGCGTCTGCACGAGCGCGGCGACGCTAGGGTCTTGGGGTTGTTGCTGTTGACGTAATTGCTGGATCATACCGATCATTTGCTGCATAACAGGCGCAACACCCGAGAACTGCTGTGCCACGTCCATGAAGACGTGCCGAGAGGACACCGCTAAGAGCTGTTGCGCCTCCTTGATGATCGGCTCTTCCTTGAGGACATTGAACCTGCGCCCGAGGGACTGGCTCGCGTAGTTGTCCATCTGATCTAGGTACCATAGCGTGAGGTGTTGCTTCAGGTGTTCAAGGGCGGCGGGCAGGAAGACCGGTGCAATGACCGGATTGCCACCGTACATTGGGTCTTTTGCGTAGTCGAGCAGGACTTGGATGTGGGCGAGGTGATCTTGACCGGGGAACGCGCCGACAGGTTTACCGAGCGTCATCGCCACGTTCTCCAGCGCGGGGTTCATCTGCTTAACGTCCGCCGGATCAGGTAACACTTCGCTGATATCAGGAATCTTGATCTGCTTAAGAATGCGCTTCTCAACAGCCAAGAGGTTATAAAGCGTTGGGTTCGCCTGCGCTCGGGCGGCGAGAGTCTGAATTTGCGCATACCGCTGGGTCTCCGCGAAGATATGGGGGTCGGACACGGGCACGATGTCGGAGTTCTTGCTGAAGTCCTCCGAGCTCACCCCGAGCTCCTCCGAGGTCTCGTTGGGGTAGTCGTCCAAGTACCACCGGTTCAGTCGCCCGATAATCTTCAGCACCCGCGCTTGGCTCGCGTGCAACCGCGCGTGGATGCTCGAGAACACCGCCGCGCCCTGCTCAATCAGGGCTTGGGTGGTGCCCACGGGGGAGTTGGAGGTCACGTCCGCAATCTTCTCTTCGCTCGTCGTGACGACCCCTTTGGCGGCATCGGTCAGCCAGCCGAGCAGCTGGAAGAGCACTGGCGAGGGCTGGTTGAACGGCATCGGCATCGCGATCTTTCGGATATCGTCTACGCCCAGCGCGCCCTCAATCTCCGTAACCTGAGTTGGTTCAATCGTTTGGCTTTGGCCGGATACCTTTCCACCCTTGAGCTTGAGCATGGTCGGGGCGGTGTTAATGTGTGCCGAATCCAGCAGAGCACGCAGAGCGCCTGTGAGGGCGGCAGACAAACCACCAATGAGATGAGGTAACCCGATAGCATACGCTCCCCGCCATGGTATGAACTTGAACTCGACGATCCAGTCGAGCTTGGACATCTTTGCGTCGCCGTCCTCCCAGTTACGGTAGAGCCCGACGACCTCGGTTGCGGTCTCGTCTATCATCACGATGTAGGGCGCGCGCTTGCCCTTGCTCATCTTGTCGTCCTCGAGCTCCATCCAGGTGTAGACGTGGTACACGCGGCGCACGCCGTCAATGTTCATCGCCTCGGACTTCTTACCCTCAATCTTGTTGTTCGCCTTCTCGGGCTTAGACTCCTCGGGCTCTTGGCTCGTGCGGAAGATATCGATGTCGCGGTAAAGACCCGACTCCACGCGGATGTCGAACTCTTCCTCGGTGATGTCGTTCACCTCGGTCACCCGCGAGGCGGTGTAGAAATTCGCCGCCGCAAACGGCAGGTACACGTTGTCAATCGGCAGGAACTCGGCGCAGGGGCGCTCTTTCTGCTCGTCGTACCAGATCTTCATGTACTGCGAGCCGCCGAGCGGGAGCTGGGTGAGCATCTGCTCCTCCTCGTCGCGGTACTCCTCAATCTGCTCCGTGAGCTGGTAGTTCATGTAGTCGCGCTTGCGCTCGGCGAGTTCGGTTTTCTTGTCATCGGCCTCGCCAATGATCTTCGTCCTCACTGGTCCGTCAGGCGGAAATAGCTCCTTGATTGCGCGAGCAGCGAAGTCAACGCAACCTTCTGCCATGATGGGGTGAACGACTTTGCTGGCTCCCGTGAAGGTCGCACCCCCGGGGGCGTCGTGCCCGAGCCCAGTCCTACGCAATCCCTCTTCATACTGTTTGTCTCGTTCTTCACGCGCCTGTTTGTCCTTTTCTATGAGCTCTACGTACTTCAGTGCAATCTTGCTTAAGTCCCAGCTGTTTAATTCGTCAGCGAGGTTTTGGTAGAAATCGGGCGACTCCTCGGGTCCTTGCAGGTCCTCATCAAATTTCACGAACGCCGAGCCGTCTTCTAGCTCCTGCACGTCCTCGTTAAAGAGGTCGACCTCCGGCACGTCAACGAAGTCCTCTTCCTCGTCCTGTTGCGGGTCGATGAACCGGTTATAGTCCTGCGGTATCGGGAATTCAGTAGCCATTATTTATTCCTAGTTAGTTCGTGGCGCATAGCGTCTAGGCTATCCGCAAAAGATATCTGCCCGCCGGTAGCTTTCTGGGGCGCAAAGATATGAAAATGCGGGTCTTGCCTTGCTGAAGGAATTTCAAACCCCTCATATCCTAACAAACGAGCCACTCCGTTTAACGCGTGGTAGTTTCCGTTGTTATCCCTGAGTGACTCAACTAGTTCGGCTTCTGTCATCGGGGCGTGGGCGGGTAGCTTGCTGTAGGCCTTTTTTGCCCGCTCGAGTTCTTCTATTGAAACCTGCCGAGTGCCGTCTCGGGTTAAAAAGCGGTTTACATCGTAGCCCGCTTTTTCAAGCTCTGAGCGCGGCAGCTTTGCGCCAAACTCTAACACCTTTGTAGCCATACCGAGCGACCCTGCGGGCGCAGGCGCAGCGTGGCTCAGCCCTAACCCACCGCCCGCAGTGTTCAGGGCGAAGTTGGCGGCTTCCTCACCGGGGTGGAAGTCCCGTTCAGTCGCCGACCGCGCCGGAGCGGTAAAGGCGTTATAAGCACCCGCTACTACACCGGGCAACCCCCACTCGCGTTGGTTCACCACCGAGCCGGGCACGGTATCCCGATACGGTAAGAACGTCGCTCGGCCTTCCATGGGCAGCGCGGTGCTGTCAGACTTCGGCTGCACCACTGTACCGTCATCGTTCCAAACCACTCCACCGTCCGCCCGGTGCACCGCTCCGCCCCGCCGCAACCCTGCGCCGTCGTTAGCCATTAGCGCATAGCGCATTGCATCGGGGTCGTTCAGCTTGTAGTCTATCGGGTTCATCAGGGCTCGCCTCAGACTGCGTAAGGGTTAACGCGCGGGGGGCGCTGGTCGTCGGTGTAGTCGTCTTCGACCTGCACGGGGTCGATACCGACCATGCCCATGTCGCGCAGCACGCGGAGCGCCTGGCTGAGCGCGTCCACGTAGTCGTCGTGCGTCGCGAGCGGGAACGAGCAGACCTGCGTGACCATCGGGTCGCACCAGAGCCGCGGCTGCCCGGGGCGCTGCTCCGACTCCGGCAGGTACACTCTTCCGCGCATGATGAGCGGGGCGACCAGGTTCAGGCGCATCGTTTTATCCGCGCGACCGGGGTTGTACGAGCGTACTGGTAGCCCGGCGCGCTGGAGGTCTTGAATGAGCGAGATACCTGCCGACTTGTCCTCAATCAGCACCAGGTCGACCTTCTTCCCGCTGCCGAACTCGTCCTCATCGCCGTAGATGCTACCGTACTCCTCTAGCACTTTAGGGCGCAGGTCCGGGTACTGCATGTGCTCCGACCAACAGTCAATAAGCATAACGCTCATCGGCGAGTCGGGTCCGGGGCGGAACACCCCGAGCACCACGCAGGCCGTCGGGTCGTTGATAGTCTTATCCGAGGTCGCGCAGTCGTAGGACTGCACCACGTACTGGAACTGCGGTAGTGGCCTGTCCGCTGGCCAGAGCTTAAACCACGAGCGCTTAACAATCCCGCCCTCCTCGGGGTCGAGGATTTCGGCGTGGATCTCCTGCCGACCGAGGTTAGTGCCCTCGTACTGCGAGAGTTCATCGATGAACGAGGCCGCAAGGTTCTCGCGGTTCTCGTACGTGCTGCCCGTGGTGATGAGGGTGGAGCTTTCGTCGTCTAAGCCCTCGCTCACGAGCCGACGCACGAGGTCGATAGGCTTAGGGGTCGTGGTCACGATCACCTTAGGCGCCTCCCCGAGCCGCAGCCCGAACTTCATCATCGACCAGGCCTCCTCCGGGTACTGCCAGGCCGCCAGCTCATCGCACCAAGCCATATGGTGCTGCGGTCCGCGTAGCCGCTCGTAGGCGTCCCCGCCGAAGCCGCGTATAATCGAACCGTTCTTAAAGACTATCTCCAACAACGACTTGTTGTACGACTCGATTAACACATCCGGTATGACCGCCATCAGCCCCGACTGCCCCTCAATGCACACCGCGCGCACGTCATTCAGCGTAGGCGCAATCACCGCGCAGCGGGAGTTCGGGTGGCTGGCGGCGAAGTCACCGAGCGCCTGCGCGCCGAGCAGGGTCTTGCCGAAGCCGCGCCCCGCAATCACTGCCCACGTCGTCCACCAATCCCCGGACGGCATCAGCTGCTTCTCCCGTGCCTGCGCGCGCCACTGCAACTTCCACGCAATCAGCGCGAGGTCCTCCACCGGCAGCTGCGCCATCGCGTTCTGCAACGCGGTCAGCTCGGCCGGGGCGAGCCCGCTCATTTGCTAGCCAACTTTTCAAAGGCCGAGGTGATCTGCCCGATCAGCTCCAACCTCACATCCACCGCGAGCGGATCGCCGTTCGGTCCGCTTATCTCCAGGGCTTTCCTTTTAGCATAGCCGTATTGTACTAAATCTTTCATAGAGTTATGTCTTACGGTTATATCGTTCTCTGGATTAAAAGCCATGTCGGCCAATGCCATCAAAGGGTCGCCGTACTTTTCAACCACCCGCGCAAAGGTCTCCTGCGTGTCCAGGGCGCGTTTGGTCTTCTGGCCTTTCTGCATGCCAGACCCCTCGGGGCGCTTCATCCCCTTCACCCAGTTAGGATTACCCGTAGCCACTTTCAACCCCACAACAAAAGTCGATATACGTTTATTTTAACCGCTGAACCGTTAAAAAGGCAACCCAAACCCGTCCGCCCACCTGCCCCCAGCCAGAAAACCGCATACCGAACCCACCTACGTATTCAATACCTCTGCGCTAAGCGGTTTCATGCGGTTTTATGCGGTTTTCTTAAATCCGAAATCTCTGAAAACTGCTTAGCGCGCTCCCAAAAAGCGCTAAGCGGTTTTACCGGTTTTTCTATTATGGAAATTTTTAGGTTTTAAAACCGCTTAGCTTTTGGTTTTTTGAGCCGCAGAATTTCTGCAATTTTCGGGTGTTTTCCTGCTCATTTTAAAAACCGGAAAACCGCTTAGGTTTTCGGCCTACGCGCGACGCAGCCGCCTTGGTGTTGGATGTGGCGTTTTTTAATGTCCTTGACGTAGTCGATGTACCCGTCCTTAATCCACTTATCGACTGCGGCGAGCTGCGTTGACTTTGTCTTAAGGTAGCTGTCGTTCGCCTTAATCCAGTCGCAGAGTTCGTTCTTGGTCATGTACTCGCCCGCGCTCAGGCTCTCCAGGTGGCGTACGACCTTCTTACGTGCGTTGTTGAGCAGCATCCCTATCGACTGCTCATCTATGGCTTGTTTCTCCTCCTCCTTGGCCTGTTTAATTGCCTCTAGGCCACCGTCACCCATTGCCCTCGGCACGCCATGGAGCACCGTCTCGTATACCCAGTTACCGAGCTGGTCGAGCACTTTGCGCCCGTTGCTGGAGCAACCGAACACGATACCCTCGGCTTTCTCGACGAAGCGGTGCTTCGCCTGCTTCACCTCCAGCCAGCGGGTGTTGTCGTCCTCCCGCGTCAGGTAGAGCACCTGGTTCGCGTCGGCCTCCCAGGCGCCCGCGCCGCGCGCGCTCAGGTCGGCGATTTCCGCGCGCTTGAGCGCCTTTGCTAGGTGCCCGACGATTATAATCGGCAGCCCTGCGAATTTCTGTTTAAGCGTGGCCATCGCCGCGCCGACCTCCGCGTTATCGCTTTCGTTCTCCAGGCTAAAGCTCGCGTTGGCGGTGTCAAACACGACCACTGGCGCGGCGCGGAACACCACTCCGGTTTCTGGGTTTACGTTTTCGGTGTAGAAGTTTTTGTAGTCCTCCGCAGCCTGCACGATGTACTTTGGCGTAATGCGGGCGGCCTCCACCAGCTTAAAGCGGGCGTTGACGTCGGCGCTCGGGCAGTCCGCGAGCTCGCCGCTGAGGCGCAGGCTGCTGATGATCCGCTTCACCTGGCGCGGGTCTTCGCTGATGTAGATTATTTTACGCTGGAGCAGGGGCTTAAGGGCGTCTCCCGGGGGGCAGAGGTGCGCTACTCTGAACATCAGCGGTACGAGCTGGGTGGTCTTGCCCGCGCCGGTCGACCCCGCGAGCATCACCACCCCGGCCTCGATTATGCCGTCCAGCAGGTACTCAATCGCGACCGGTGCGCCCTCCACGTCGGGGTCGTAGCGGTTGTAGGGGTGGGTGTCTTCCTCCGCCTCCGCTCCCCCGCCCGTAACCCCCGCAACACCACCCCAGCGGTCAAAGCTGAGCGCGATGGCGTCGTTCGCGTCGCCCCGCACCACGCCCGCCTCCCCCGCGACAAAGTCCGCGGCGAGCCGCCGCAGGTTGCTTAAGTCCACCGGGTGCGCGCGGTCGACGTACTTCTCCGCGAGCGCGTGGACCTCCTCCATTATCCGCTCAACCCCTAACCCCGCGCGGGCGCGCTCGCTAATGTAACGCTTAAACAGCTCGCGCCGCCCGTCGCCGTCGACCAGCCGCCGCTTGAGCTGCGTGCAGCGCTCCTGAAACGCCCACTCCCCCCGCGCGTTCGGCTCGCTCGGGGCGTCGTCGCCCGCGGTCGCCGTAGCGGCGGTCTTAAGTCTCCGCCCGATCGCCCCCTCATTTAAGTCCGCGCGGGAGTCCACGTAGTCGCCCTCCACCCGGATGAACGGGTGCTCGTGCCCGCCCTTAACATAACCGAAGTAGAACGCCTGGCTCGCCGTAAAGCTCTCCCCCGCTAACACCCCGCCTAACACCCCATTAATGCGCGCGAGGTACAACGCCCGCCGCGCGACGGCCTCCTCCCCCGGCACCGCCGCGCCGAGCGGGGCGAGCAGCCGCCACTTCGGCTTTTCCGCGCTCCAGCTGGGCGAGGCATACAGCGCGCACTTCACCCGCGCGCTCCGCAGCCGCTCCGCGGCCTCCTCTAGGCTCATCTCGCCGGCATCGTAGTCGCCCTCCACGCCGAAGAGCTCCTCAATGTTCTCGTTGCTGCGCAGGCTGCCTTTCTCGGTCGCCCGGCTGCCGAAGCGCGCGAGCTTAAGCAACGGGCACTCCGCCTTTGCCGCGTAGCCGTTGGTGGATTCGAGCGCATCGAGCATGGCCTCCCAGGGCTGCTCTATAAACCGCGCGGTGCGGGCGTTGACGTGTTTAAATGCTGTCCAACCGAATTTGCTGTTCATTTTTAAAATATTTCCCCAATCACGTTCATCCAGTTCCCGGTGCGGCGGACTTTAACCGTCCGCGGGCACGGCAACCCCCGCGCCACCGTCTTTGCTTTCTCGGCCGAGCGCGGGAAGCTCCCGCACCCCCGGCGCGCGAACCAGCCCGCGGCCTGCTGGTAGGCGTAGCCGTCGTACTCGGTGCAGACGAACTGCTTCGCGCTGAACCGCAGCCCGTTGCGCTCGCAGTCGTACGCGACCATCAGCAACTTGCGCCCCGTCAGGGTCTTGCTCGGCAGCACGACGTAGCTGACGTCGCGGACTTCGGCGTCTGCGCCCGCGGAGCGCGCGAACATCGGGTCGAGCTCCGTCAGCTCGCTCACCTGCTGCACTCGCTTAACCGTGGCAATCAGCTCCGGGCGGGGCGCGGCGCTCACCTTAACGGGGGGCTGCCCCGGCGAGGGCGGCTCATCAAAGGCCTCCCGCACGCCCGCGGCAATACCCCCGTGCACCAGCAGGTTGCCCGCGTAGTCGAGCACCAAGCAGTTCTTCTTGCCCGCGGCGCGGCGCGTACCCCGCCCGAGCATCTGCACCCATAGCCCCTGCGAGGCCGTCGGGCGCAGGCAGACTATGCAGTCCAGCGCGGGGAAGTTAAACCCCGTGGTGAGCACGTTCACCGAGCACATCACGCGACACCCCCCGGCTTTCCAGGCCTCCAACTTACCGCTCCGGTCCTCGGTGTCCCCCACGACGTAGTCCGCGGAGCAGCCCTTCTCGCGGAACACCTCGGTGGCGAGAGCTGCAGTCTCCACGCTGGGGCAGAACACCGCGATGTGCTTACGCTCCGCGGCGAGCGCTAATACGGAGGGGACAACGCGGTTGAGCCACTCGCGGTCTTCTTGTAGGGTCACGGCTTTCATCTCGAACTCGCCCGCGACTTTCTTGAGCTCGCTGCGGTCGACGCGGATGAGCGTGTTAACGCCGACCAGCGGCGCGAGGTAACCGAGGTTAACGAGGTCCAGCACGTTGGCCTCATACGCCAGCTCCGTGAAGTACCCGTCCCGTCCGTACACCTCTCCGTCTAAGCGGTAAGGCGTGGCGCTCAGTCCCACCCTGCGCGCCTCCGGGAAGGCATCAAACACCATCGGGTAAAACTTTGCGCCGGACTTCTTATCCGCTACGAGGTGACACTCATCCACCACTATGATATCAAACGCGGGTATCTCCCGTCGCTGCGCGGGACGGTAGAGCGACTGCACGGAGGCGAACAGCACATCATCCGCGGTGTCCCGGCGCTCTAACCCCGCGCACAGCACCCCCGGCTTTATGCCCGTCAGCCGCTCAAACTCCGCAGCGTTCGCCTCCACGAGCTCCTGCACGTGCGTCACGCTCAGCACGCGCTGCCCCGCGGCGAGCGCCTGCCGTGCGATTTCCGCGAGCACCAACGACTTGCCGCTCCCGGTGGGCAGGCTCAACACCGGGTGCCCGCCCGCCTTAATTACATTAACAGCGGCGCTGACAGCGTCCCGCTGATAGGGTCTCAGTTCCATTCGGCTTCCCTGAATAATTAACAGTTATTTGTGAGTTATATTTTTAGTATGCCTCATTTTTCAACAAAAGGCAAGTCGTTTTTAAGGGGTTTTGCAAAACAAAAGACCCCCTTTTAAAATTAAAAACAATCATTTTTAAATTTCCGTTTGCCTTTTGTATAAAAATGAACTAAACTTTTTTACAGCGCTGATAAAAACAGCGTGCCCTGGTGAGGGCAATTTTATAACTTTATAACTTTCAGGAGTATTTTATCATGTCGAATACCACACAAACTCAGGTCGCTACCCAAGAGCTTTCTAAAATCGACCAGCTCGGCTTTTTGAACGAGCAGATCAAGGACTTAACCGAGCAGGCCGAGGCGCTGAAAACCGCGCTTAAGGCTGAGGCCGCCGCGAGCGGTGCGACCACTCTGATTGGCGAGCTGTTTGTTGCGAGCTACAAGAAGTCTGAGCGCTCGACCTTTGACCACAAGAAGCTGATCTCCGACTACAACATGACGGAGGCCGACTGCGCCCCGTTCATGAAGGTCACCTGCGTCACCTCGCTCACTGTTCAAAAAATCTAAACACCCTGGCTGCCCCCTGCGGGGGGCTGAGGAATAATCATGAAACTCTGCATCGATTGTAAGCACCACTTTTTAAAATACGACGACCACCGCTGCAACGCGCCCGCGAACGGCGCTAACCCGGTCACTGGCGAGGTCATTCAGCGCAGCTGCGATATCCAACGGAGCGTCACGGCGGCAGTCCTGCCTGGTTACTGTGGCGGGGACGCGCTGTTTTTTCAAGGGATTGAGGTCGTGTCGGAGGTGACGCAATGAAAGTCGTCGTTGCAACTCAAGAGGCTATCAGGATTGCGGAGCATGACTGCTCGGCTGCCGCAGACCCTTGGTTCGAGGCCTACCAATGGCTGGATGAGTATTGCCCTAAAAATCGCCTCGCAGTTGTTGACAAGCACATCGGCACAGACCTCCTTTACGTATGGGTGAAGAAAGTATGAGTCGCTCTATTTTTGAGACTCTGTCCGTCGACCGCACGGTGATCAGGTGGGAGGACCACCTGCGCACCCTCACCCCGGTGGAGAACCACCGTGGCGTCTGGTTCAAGCGCGAGGACTACTTTGCTCCGCTCGGCTACGGCGGACCGAACGGCTCTAAGATGCGCCAGCTGATCTGGGTGATGAGCAGCCGCCGCGCGGGCAAGACCCACGTGCTCTCGGGCGCTTCCGTGAGGTCGCCCCAGCTGAGCATGTCTGCAATTGTCGGCGCGCACTACGGCCTGCAGACTCGGCTCGTGGTGGGGGCTACAAAGCCCGCCACTCTTAAGCGCCACCCGAACCCCTACGTTGCGCTCGGGTTCGGCGCGCACTTTGAGTACATTAACGTCGCTTATAACCCGGCGCTCCAGCGGGAGGTCGCGCGCCTGACCCAGCCCGAGTCCTTGGTGGTGGAGTACGGCATTACGCTCGACCACAAGAAACACGACAGCGCGCAGGTCTACGGGTTCCACGACGTCGGCGCACACCAGGTCACTAACATACCCCCCGAGGTGCGCACGTTGGTGGTGCCCGCGGGGTCTTGTAATTCCCTGGGTAGTGTGCTGCTCGGCCTGAGCCGGGACTCCAAGAACGTGTCCACGCTGTTCACGCTCGGAATCGGTCCGAGCAAGCAGTCCTGGCTACGCGACCGGATGAACAGCATCGGCGTGGACGTTGACCGGCTGCCGTTTGCCTGGAAACATTTCTCGCTCCACGACACCGGCTACTCGACTTACCAGGACATGGTCAAGGAGTCCTTTGACGGCATAGAGTTCCACCCGACCTACGAGGCCAAGTGCATAAGATGGCTTAAGGAGAAAGGCTGGGTGAATGAGGACGACACGAGTATGTTTTGGATCGTAGGCAGCGAGCCTAAAATACCGCTGATTAAGCCCTATTTCACCCACCAGGTGGAGTCATGATGAGCCGACCCGACTACCGACTGCCCGAGCAGCGCCTCGGTTATTTCACGCAGCTGTATTATGCAACTTTAAAATACAAAGTATCTCCCGGACTGGTATACTTATTTATGCCTGAATTAGCCTCTCGTTACAACTGGTCTGTAGACCAAAAACTTTGGTTTTCATTTATAAACGGGATGACTCAAAACCCTATAACTTCTATGCGCATAATGGAAGCCTCTCCATTTATTCCCCAGTCAAAAGAAGAGTTCAAGCGTTTGGACGAATGGTTTAACCGCGAATGGGACAAATTAAGTTTTGATACAGATAGAAGAAAGCAAAAACGCGATACTTTAAAAGCGATTTGGTCTTATTCTGAATTAGTAAAAGAACACGGCTCTCAAGAAACTACCTGGAAACAAAAAACACCTTATTCAGTTTTATGGGAAAGAGCTAATGGTAAAATATACAGCTTTGGCAGGCTGAGCGCGTTCAGTTATTTAGAATATGTTAAGATAATGGGGTATGGAAACGACTGTTCTAGCCTTATGTTTGAAGAAAAAGAAGGAAGTCGTTCTCATCGAAATGGAGCTTTACTTTTACTAGGTCACGATGAAATTGTTTGGGACAAACGTATTGGCAACGGTTTTAATGGGCGGTATGAAAACTTTGAAAAAATATGCGAATATTTAACTAAAGCCGCTGATGATTTTTTAAAAGACTTTAACGCCAGGTACCCCGAGATTAAAGGAGATTACTACACTTTAGAAAGCTGTTTGTGTACGTTTAAAAACTCTTTTTTCTCTCGTAGGTATTTTGGAGTTTACGCCGATATGTCTTGGGACAGAATAAAATGGTATGATGATAAGGGTATGTCCAAATATACAGAAATATTTAAAGACATTCGTTCTCAAAATTTACCGGAATGGTTAAGAGAAGAGTGCGAAAATAAACCAGTTTCTCGCTCTATAAAAGCTAGCAAATTTGCACTAACCGGTATTCCGTATCGAAGCGAGTTTTTTCTATGAACTATCAACGTATATATGAAAGTTTAATTTTTAAAGCGCAAGAAAGACCTCCCCTCACCGGCTACACGGAAAAACATCATATAGTTCCACGATGTTTAGGGGGAAAAGAAGAGCATTCTAATTTGGTCATTCTGAGCGCTGAAGAACATTTTTTAGCTCATCAGTTACTCGTTAAAATTTATCCGAAACATGACGGACTAGCTTATGCTGCCAAACTTATGACTATGTCAAAAGGTAAAGGTAGAGTGGGTAATAAATTATACGGATGGTTAAAAAAGCGCGCTTCAATCGCACAGTCTAATCAGTCTTCTAAGCAGAATAAATTAAATAACCCGTCTAATAAACCTGAAGTTAAAGCGATGCGCAGAGAACAGCTTTTAAAAAACAACCCTATGAAAATAGATAGTATTAAGCAGAAAGCTACTTCTAAATCAATCGCAAAAACTAAAGAAAGAATGAAAAACCCAAGTCTTAGAAACGCATGGGTTGAAATCGTAACAAAAGCTAAAGTAGAGCAAAACTCTTACGCAAAACAGGGTAAATCTTTGAGTGATAGATGGAAAGAGCCTGATTTTAAGCGTAAGATGGTAGCTTCGATTAAAGCGGGTAAAGAAAAAAGCAAATTTAAAGAGGTTTTAATATGAACCGTATTATCAACATTCGCGGGACTAGCGGATCGGGTAAGTCTACCATCGCCCGCACGTTCCTGGAGCATTTACCGCACGAGCCCCTACCGGACTCCACGGGTAAAGTGAAAGGCTACCGCGTGGACGCCACCGCGGCGGGCTTAACGCAGCCGCTGTTTATTGTCGGGCGGTATGACATCGCCTGCGGCGGGGGCGACACCCTACGCAGCGAGGAAGAAGCCGCGCAGCTTTGTGACTTCGCGCAGCAGCAAGGCCACGTGCTCCTGGAGCGCATGCTCACCAGCGGGAGCGGACCGAAAGGGCAGTTCGCCTCCACGTTCCTCGGCACGGGTAAAATCACTTACGCCATAATGGACACCCCGCTGGAGGTGTGCCTGGAGCGGGTGATGGGGCGGCGGGCTGAGCGCGGCGACGACCGCCCGTTTAACCCCGAGAACACCGTGGGCAAGTACCACGGCTCGCACCGCGCGGCGGAAAAACTGAAAACCGCTGGCGAGGACGTCCGCCTGATTGACCACACCGACGCGTTTAAACAGGTGTTGGCTATTTACCTGGAGGCCGAGCAGCTATGAGCAGCGTACAGACCGTGACCGTAGACATTGACCTGTTTTTAAACTTCGTGACCGAGCGCGAGTCGCTTCGGCTGCGGAAGGAGAGCGGCGAGCCCGCCCCCTGGACCGAGGACGCCACGCTCGCGCGGTATCGGTTTTGCAACATACGCCGCAAAGACGACCGCGTGACGCGGTGGCTACTGCGCGAGTACTATGCCAAGCTCCCGCCCGACGCGGATTACTGGTTCGCCGCGGCAATCGCGCGCCACCTGAACTGGCCGCCGGTGCTTAAGGTGCTGCTGCAAGATAAGATGATTCCCGCGCGGGCGGAGAAGTTCTGGCCAGGGGCGTTTGCCGCCCGGCTGGAGCAGCTGAAAAAGGAGATGGGCAAGGTGTACACCTCGGCCTATGTCGTTTACCCCGGTCACGACAAAGGTAAGACTAAGTCCCACAACATGGCGCATTTGATATTTGCCCCGCTCGCCGAGAGCGCTAAGCAGGTGCGCGCGGCGCTGCGCCAAGGGCGGCTCGAGCCCACGGTGAACGAGCTGGTTAAGTCCTACGGCATTAGTAACTTTATGGCGGGGCAGATCGCCGCGGATTTAAGCTACCTGCCGGGGCAGCTGAAAGACGCCTCCGACCTCTACACCTACGCGTCGCGGGGTCCGGGCTCGCAGCAAGGCCTGAACCGCCTGCGGGCGCTGCCGCTGACGCACCAAGACTCCGCGGAGGAGTTCTGCGGCCACCTGCGGCAGGTGCTCGAGACCATCACCGAGTGGACTCCGTTTAAAGACCTAACGCTGTACGATGTGCAAAACTGCTTTTGTGAGTTCGACAAATACTGCCGGGCGGTGCTGCTGGAAGGCCGCCCGCGCCAAGACTACCACCCCACCACGGAGTTTTAAGAGAAACTATGGAAATCATCGCACGTAATGTTAATGAGCTGTTCGCCGATATGCTCTGGCGGTTTAAAACGGAGTCCGTACTTACCCAGACCCGCAACGGACCCGCCCTGCGTATTCCCCGTCCGGTGCTCACCACGCTCTCAGCGCCCGAGGAGCGGGTGTTGTTTCACGCGGCGCGCGACGCTAACCCTATCTTCCACCTGATGGAGTCGATTTGGATGCTCGCGGGGCGGCGCGATGTCGAGTTCCTCGCGCTTTTTAACAGCCGCATCGCGCAGTACTCGGACGACGGTCGGGTGTTTAACGCGGCGTATGGCCACCGCATGCGCACCCACTTCCGCGTAGACCAGCTGATTGAGGCGATTACGCTCCTGCGGCGCGACCCCGAAACCCGGCGGTGCGTGGTGCAGCTGTGGGAGGCCGCCGACCTGACCAATCAGAACTCCAAAGACCTCGCCTGCAACACGCAGATAGTCTTCGGGCGCGGGGTGCACGGCACGCTCGACGCACTAGTGACCAACCGCAGCAACGACGCGTGGTACGGCTACGCCGGGGCTAACGCCGTGCACTTCACCGTCATTCAGGAGCTCGTGGCGCGGGCGCTCGGTTGGCCAATGGGTACGTACTCCACCGTCACCGCTAATCTGCACCTTTACACCGAGCTCTATAACGCCCAGCACCACGTTGAGAACCCGCCCGTCAACGCCGACACTTTCGATTATTACTTCTTAAAGAACCTGACGGCTTACCCGTTGATGGTTAACGCGAACTACCGCGGGTTCCTGGAGGACTGCGAGGCGTTCTGCCGCGACCCGTTTAACCAGACCGCGCGCTACCAGCATCACTTCTTCCCCGCGGTGGCGCTCCCCATGGCTATGGTGAGCCACGTGCGCCGCACTAAACAGTCCGACGGCTATTACTGGGCGAGCCAGGTCGAGGCTCAGGATTGGAAAATAGCGACGCAGGAGTGGATTGCGCGGCGCGAGAAAAACTCAGCTATAATTTAAACGCGGTCTCTTTTTTATAACTTTTCTAACCTCATAACTGGACTACTTCTCATGAAAGACACTCTGGAGTTTACACAGGCGGGCGCGGACGTGAAGCGCTACCACACCCTGCTCACCCTGCAAAGCGAAACCGTGGGGCACCACTCCCACGGCGTGGCGATGCTCTGCCTACTGCTCGACCCCCAAGCGAGCCGCCCGTTGTTAATTGCGGCGCTCACCCACGACCTGGCCGAACACGTCACCGGCGACATCCCCTCCCCCGCTAAGCGCGAGTACGGCATCGGCGACCAAGTGAACGAGCTCGAGCAGCGGCTCCTCAACTCCGTCGGGCTCGGCGTGCCGATGCTCTACCACCACGAGGCGCGCATCCTTAAGCTCGCCGACATACTCCAGGGTATGCTGTTCTGCGCTCGTGAGCTGTCGCTGGGCAACCGGCGCATGCGCGCGGTGTTTAACAACTACGTGAGCTATGCCGAGGCGATGAAGCCGGTCGACCGGGAACGGGTTATTTTTGAAATCATCAAGGAGCAGGCAAAATGAGCGCGAATGATAAACAGGTCGCAGGCACGCACTACCACACCACCACGGGCGCACTTCAGCACTGGGACTACTGCGACGCGAACGACGTGCCGTACCTCGAGTCTGCCTGCACCAAGTACGTGCTGCGTTGGCGTAAAAAGAACGGCATTCAGGACCTACTCAAGGCGCAGCATTACCTCGAGAAAAGACTTGAGAACCTAGCCGCGGGGGTGGGCGCTCCGCGCGGGGGCACGCTGAACCATACCGATTACCTGCGGTTCGCGCTCGCGCACAATCTAGACTCGCCCCAGCTCGCGCTGGAGTACGAGATAATCAGCTACGTGCTGCACTGGGGCAACGCGGGGGACTTGGAGTCCGCGCAGTTGGCGCTGGAGGAGCTCTTGTTGCTGGCGCAGGCGGAAGACGACCTCTCCGCCGATGCCGATTCGTCTTACGTAGACCAGGACTGAGAGCCCCGCCCCGTATGAGCCACACTATAGTCCTAGACACCGAAGTAGCGCCGAACGGATTTCTCTTGTTAGGGAAAATCTTAGAACTCGGCACCTACTTTCATATCTGGCTGAGCGAGCCCGCAGCCCGGGAGCGTATTGCGGAGCTCATGGCTTCGGACAATACGCTCGTCACGTTCAATGGTAATCGTTACGACCTGCCGATGATTTCCGCCGTGATAAAAGGCTTCACGGGCGAGGGGCTTAAAGCCGTGTCGGATGCCATAATCGGGGGCAACCTTTCGGCCTGGGCAGCGCGTAAGCGGTTCGGCCTGCCGCAGGTCAAAGCCGACCACATCGACCTGGTCGAGGTCGCGCCGTCTTTTGTGGGGCTGAAGACCTACGGCGCGCGTATGAACATGCCTTGGCTTCAGGATTTGCCTTATCGCCACGATGAGCCCTGGACCGAGGCACGCCTGCCGCATGTCTTAGAGTACTGTCGTAATGACGTGGACACCACCGCGGAGCTGCTTAACCGGCTCGCGGAGCCCGTTATGCTCCGGTTGGCGATGTCTAAAGAGTACGGCGTGGACATGCGCAGCAAGTCGGACACCCAGATGGCGGAGACCGCTTTTATTAAGCGTTTGCGCCTACCGGACCACGACATCCCCGTACCCCGCGCGCTGCGTTATAAAGTGCCGAGCTTTATTCACTTTGAACTCCCGCACCTTAAAAAGCTGGCGCGGGACATGGAGGATCACATCTATGAAGTCAACCTTAAAACGGGACACGTCATACTACCTGAGTTCCTTGGGGGAACTACCGTCGCCGTGGGCGCGGGCGTTTACCAGATGGGCGTGGGCGGAATACACTCTACACATGATAAGTCGGTCTGCCACGTCGCGGATGAGAATACGATCATTGCGGACATTGACGCAGCGAGTTTTTACCCGAGCATTCTCATCAACGGCAACCTCGTGCCCGAGCGGCTCGGCAGCGCGTTTATCGAGGAGTACCGCAGCGTGTACGAGCGCCGCCTCCAGGCCAAACGCGCGGGCGACCGCGTCACCGCTGAGACGTTAAAGATCTCGCTGAACGGCACTTTCGGCAAACTCGGCAGCCGGTGGTCGGCGCTGTACGCGCCGGAGATGATGCTCGCGATTACGCTCACCGGCCAGCTGACCCTGCTCAGCCTGATTGAGCGGCTGGAGGGGGTCGGCGCGCGGACGCTCTCCGCTAACACCGATGGCATCGCTATGGCTTACACCCCGCAGGACGTGCACCGCGTGGAGAGCGTGGTTGCGGCGTTCTCGCGGGCGACGGGGTTCGCGTTTGAGTATACGCCTTACCGCGCGTTGGCAATTAAAGACGTCAATAATTACTTCGCGGTTAAGCTCGACCGCTCCGTTAAGGCGAAAGGCATCTACGCCCCGCCCGACCTGCGTAAGAACCCGACCGCGCCGATCTGCGCTCGCGCGGTATCGTTGTGGCTCGCGCGCGGAACCCCTTTACTTCAGACCATAAAGTCGGGTAAAATAGAGGAATACTTAAGCGCACGCAACGTCACGGGTGGCGGCGTTCAGGGGCAGCTTTACCTCGGGAAAGTGGTGCGCTGGTATAACTCAACCGATAACTCCTTACCTCCGCTAACTTACGCATCTAACGGCAACCGCGTACCGAAGACCTCCGGCGTGCGCGCGCTGATGAGGATGGGGACCGACACGTACCACCCCGTCGACCTCGACTACGACTGGTACTACAAGGAGGCCATAAGAATTGCGGTAGACACGGGGTGTCGGGAGTTTTTAACGGAAGAGCAGATAGCCTTAATCGCACCCCCGCCTAAAGTTAAAAAAGTACGCAAAACCAAGGAAAAAGCAACATGACTGAGAAACTACAAAGACCGCCGGTGGTGTGGATCGTGCAAAATGATATCCGCAAAGACTTCACCCAGGCCGAAACCTACGGCACGCTCGCCGAGGTCTTTTACGGTACGAGCGATGTGGCCGAGCCCGATAAGCTCGTGGAGCATGCGCGGCGGCTCATGCGCAACTGGGAGCCGGGGGATTACCTGCTGATGGTAGGTGACCCGAGCCTTTGTGCGCTTTGTTTAGCCGTGGCGGTAGAGTTCGACCCCACCGGGCGGGTGACGCTGCTCCGTTGGGACAGGATCAAACGGGCGTATTCGGTGCTACCGTTAGATTTTAATACCAGTTCAGCACCACTATAACCTTTTAACTCTTTATTTAACTCAGGAGCACTCTCATTATGTCTTGGACAGATAGCCTAGTGGTAGGCAAGCAGGCCAACCCCCCGCGCATTTGCATTTACGGCGGCCACGGTATCGGTAAGAGCACTTTGGCCTCAAAGTTTCCCGCCCCCATTTTCATCAGCACGGAGGACGGGCTGGATTCGCTCGACGTTACGTCCTTCCCCCGCGCACGGTCGATTCAGGAGGTCGTGGACAGCATTAAAACTCTCTTAAAAGAGGAGCATGAGTTTAAGACCGTGGTGATTGACTCGGTCGACTGGCTCGTCACGCCGCTGATTGAGGCAAACGTGGAGGCCTCGCACGATGCCAAGGAGCTCGCCTACGGCAAGGGGCAGATGCTCGTCGCCGAGGAGTTCCGCGAGATCCTGCAAGGGCTCGACGCGCTACGCCGTAAAAAAGCGATGAACGTCGTGCTGATTGCGCACGCCGCGGTGGTTAAATTTGAAGACCCCCGCACCGAGCCCTACGACCGCTACTCCCCCAAACTCCCTAACCGCTGCAACGCGCTGCTTCAGGAGTGGGTGGATGTCTTGGCGTTTGCGGCGTTTAAGGTGATTATT